CAAATATATTTTATATATGGGGGATTGTAACAGCTTTGTAATATACGAGCTTTAAACTAGCTCGCATAATACTGCTCTAAATGCTCTTTTGTATGTAGCATTTTTGTATGACTCACAAGCGTCCAATACACAATTTTCTCCGTGCCATACTTTTGGTAGGCTCATTCTGTTTCTTTGCTTATTAGTTGTTACGTTACAGTAAGAATAAGCTCCTTGACCTAAGCGAACATAAATTCTGATTAATAAACCGTTTTCTTCAAAGTGAAAGTATCTTGCTCCGTTTTCGCAATTTTTGTTTAAAGTAATCATTGTTCTTTTGGGGTTGTGAGGTTTCTCTCCTCTGTATATTTATAGTATAACAAATATATTATATATATGCAATATATTTGTTAACTTTTAGTTACAAAAATCTGTTTGATAAAAATGGCATTTTTCTGTAGTGTTTGCTTTAGCTAAAGTCATTTTGCCATATCTAACATGATCATAAATTTTTTGCTGCAACCTATAAGAATTAGCGTTTTCGTCTGTTGGATTATTAGCAAAAATTTGTATTGCTAATTCATAGTTTGTTTTTGCCTTTTGTAAGTCTGACATTATGCTGCCCTCCAAATTTTTAATGAAGCTTTAGCTAAAGCTAATTTATCAAAAAGACCTTCTGGAACTGTTCTTCCGTCATCTTCGTATTCTCTTATTCTGTTTTCGAATAAGTTAACTTGTTGTTGCCAGTATCTGATGTGTGACATTTTTTTAGGGGTTGTGAGGTCTCTCTCCTCTGTATATATATAATATAACATATATATTATATATACGTTATCTTATGTTACTTTTCCGTAACATCTTCAAAACTTCCGGGAATTTGATTTAAAGCCCTATAAAGATTCTCGGTTGTAATTCCTAAAGCTTCAAATTTATCTATTGCTTTATAAATTGAATCCATGGCATTAATCTCATATTTACTATAAGTTTTTCTTGCTAGTCTTAAATCGTTTGACATTTTTTTTTGGGGTTATGTTTATAAGTTGTTGGCGGTAAGGCGGCTGCTATGAGCATTACTTAACCTTTAATGAAACAATAAAACCTAGTCAACCAACAAAAGGCTTAGTTCCAAGTTTCTAAGCCATGTACTTTGCAAAATGCAGCATATTCAATTTCGTATTTTTGCCAATCTTTTTCGTTTTGAAGATCAGTCTCTTTTTTGCTTTCTGCTAGCTCTTCCTCTGTCCATTGTGGTTTTTCTCCAACAACGTTATATTTACCCATTGTGAAGCCTTGATTGTTAGGAAGCATTCTTTGTTGCTCTTTAAGTAGTTCAAGTCTTTGGTAAATCTCTGATTTTTCTAAAGCATATTCCATTGCCTTAATAGCTGTTGCTAGTGAATTTGCTCTTTCTAAGTTTCTGTCTGAAATGTCCATTTGTTTTTTGGGGTTGTGGGGTCGATCTCTCGTCCCCTGTATTTATAATATACATCTTATACTTTATAAATGCAATCCTTTGTTACTTTTCCGTAACATTTATAATCCTAAGATATATTGATCCGTCAAATAATTATCTGGAATTATTTTCCATTCAGTAACCCAAGCATCGCCAACTACTGGTGCTTTTGGTGTTGATACTTGTTCCAACCATACATAACCCTTTCTTGCTGGTCTGTGCATTGTGCTGTCCTCAAGCACTTTAGCCAAGAAACAATTACCACAATGGTCAAAACCTTTAGCGTTCATTGCCCATACTGTTTTCATTTTAATTACCTCCTTGGTTTGGAATTGTTCGAGCAATCATTGCTCTTTGTGTTGGGGTGTAGTAGTAACTACTGTCTCCTATTTTTGTCCACCTGCTCCAGTGGTTGCAATCTGTATTGGAAGCAATTAAGTAATCAGCGTACCTTGTTGCTAATGCGTAGCTGTAACCGCCAGAAGTAAATCTTGCTATAAGTTTTCCTCTGTTGAAAATTACTCCAGCTTGGAGGGCTTTAAATATGCCCCCGATAATTTTTGTGCTTCTTGGTGTTGTTCTCATTTTGTTTAACCTCTGTTTCCTAATAGTTTTAAGTCAGCCATGATCATGTCTGTTGCTTTTTCGCAAACGTGCTTTGCGTAGCAGTTGTACTCAAGCTTGTTATAAACAAGTTCTCTTGAAACATACTCTCCAGTTAAAACCATTACTGCGAAGCAATCATTAATTGAATCAAGTGATTGTCTTTTGCCTGCGTTTCTTAAAAGTGTCATTTCTTTTTGGGGTTGTGGGGTTTCTCTCCCCTTATTTATAATATATATCTTATACTAAACATACGCAAGTATTGTAAAGGAAAAGTTACAATTAAATTATTTATTATTATCTTTATGATGTCGGGAATAAAAGTGTCTAACCATTTGTAAAAATAAATCTTCAACAGTAGCGTCTGTTAAATTTTTTCCCATTTTTTGAAAATTGTAGCCACCTTCATAAGCAAGAGTGTAAACAGGGTTAATGCTTTTAAATCCATCAGTTTGATCTATATGTTCAATCCACCTACAAGGTTTTCCCTGCTCTGCTCTTAAGTATCCGTCTTTAAAGCCGTCACTGAAGTCGGCTTTATGTTTTATTAGGTTTTCCATTAATCCTCCTCGTCAAATGTTGCGTTGTGTACTTCAGCCATGCCTTTAAAATCTTTAGCTAATGTATGCTCGTTTACCTCCTCTAATACATTGTAAGCTATGTCCTGTGCTGCTATACAATCCCACTGAATAGCTTTAGCAGCTAAATCAGCGATGGCCATGCTTGTAGGAATTTCTTCTGCTGGTGCGTTGTAGTTTTGCTTCATTAAGTCTATTGCTGCTGCGAATAGTGCTTGTGCTGTTTCAACTTTTTTTGAATCGTAAGCCATTTGTTTTTGGGGGTTGTGAGGGTTTATCTGTTTCCCTCTATATTTATAATATATCAAATATATTATATATACGCAATCCTTTGTTACTTTTTATTTACATTCTTTTTATTATCAATCTCCAAACCTTTAGCCATAGCTTCTTGAATAGTTTTAAAATAATAAAATTGTCCTTTATCTTCAACGCAATAACCCTTGCCGTGTTTGTGAGAAATTTTAGTCATAACAATTTTTCCTCATAATAATCCCCAAATAAATATCCGTCACTACTAGCTGCTTTGCTATTGTTTATTCGCTGTCGGCAATAATCACATAATTTCTTAATTGAATCATATGGCTGCGGATTATAAGGTGTAACGCCTACAGTTTTTTCATGTGGCTCTAAGTAATAAAGTAAGTTTTGACAGTCCGCCACAGATAGTTGTAAATGTGGTTCTCTCATAATTACCTCCTTAATTGATCCCTAGCTTTTTTAAAAAAGTGCCATTTAATATAAGCACCCTCACATTTCCAGCCACCATCATCAGATCTAAATTCTCTGCTAAGTATGGACATTTTATGGTTAAGCACTGATATGGCAATGCTTATATCATTTTTATTAATCATTTGCATTTCTCCTCATATAGTTTGTACGGAAAATTTTTAATTTCATTAGCATTTGTTTCCCATTTAGTACCTCTTACTCTCCTGTGCATATCGCCAAGATCGTCAAAACTAAACCATGTATAAGGTTTATCTTTTTTTAGTTTTCGGCACTTTTGTTTGACGGCTCGCTCGTAATCAGTTCTATTCCATGCTCGGTTACCATTATTTAAATAAAGATCGCCATACTCTGCATAAAATAAAAATTCTGTTGGCTGGTTTTTTAAGTGTCCAAAGACCCATACACCGTTTCCATAGCAGGGGAAGTTGTCATACATCATTTCTCATGCTCCTGTAAAAAGATTTCTTTCCAAATTTTTGCATCAATACATTTATTAATGCTTTTGCATTGTTCAACTGTTAATTCGCTAAACACAAGATCAAAAATGTCTGCTTCCTCTCCTAGTTCAACCATTTTCCAAAATGCTTGTCTGGTTGTTTTAACAGAATAATTCCAACCGTCTTGTTTTTTCATTTGTTTACCTCCAAGCAAGCTAATTGAACGCCAGCCTTACAATCGGCAACGGTCATATCATAAAGGGTGCTATTTAAAGCGATGCTGGTTATTGAACCAACTACTAGCCAGAGGCTAATGTTTTGTAAAAATTTAGTCATTTCCTTTTGGGGTTGTGGAGGGTATCTACCCCTCCGTGTTTTTAGTTTATCGCTTATACTTTAAAAGTGCAAGTATAAGCCAGTTTCTTTTTCAAATAGTTCTATAAGTTGATCAAAGTAAATGTTCTCAAACTTGCTAACTTCTTTAATACTTGCTTTGCCTAATTTAAAGAACTTAACAGTATAAACATCTGGACATCTGTGATAAGTAACTTTAACAAGATTAGCTGTACGACACATTTTAAACTTAAAACTTGCGTCAACTTGCTCAACTTCTGGACGGTTGTGATAAGTAAAAGTGTTAGCTCCTACGAAAAACTTTAATTTTTGTTGTCCGCCAAACTGCTGGAAAATTGTTTCTGCTGTTTGTAGTGCTTCTGTTTGGTTCATTTTGGGGTGTTTTGTATCTATATATATAATATAACATATATATTCTATATATGTCAACTGTTAAATAAAAAAAAGTTCCTTATTTTAAAAAGGAACTTTTGTCCGTGTGAAATTAAAGCGGGCTTCGATGCTTGCTGGTATATTCGATTAGAAACACCCCATGTTTCCAATCGCAAGTGTCGTGCCTTACGGAAACGACTACCCGCTTTTATATATTATAGCCTAATTAAAAAAATAGGCCATATATTAAGTATAACATCTAAACTGCGGATATAAACGTTTTTGTCTCCACATTTTCATAATTTCGTAATTTCTTGTCCATTCATTGATCCATAACAATATTTCTTTGTTGTTTAAACATTTTTTAAATTTGTGATTAGTAACACGCCCATCTTGATCTAATACAACTATTTCCCATTTATTACCTACTAAGTTATTAATCCACAAACTTTCCTTAGAAACTTCTAAGGCCATATTTGCAAGCTCAACAGTTTTTTGTAATTGAGTTTGTCTCATATATATATATTTACTTATTTTAAAAAAATAACAAGTTTAGCAATTTTTTTTCTTTTGTCTACATTTTCTTGTCCTTTCCCTACCGTTTAATTTTCCTTCATCAGTTTTGTACCAGCAACGACTACAAAGACCATTGTGATTATTTGTTCTTACTTGTTTGCCACATTGAGGGCAAGACTTTAAAGGGTCTATTTTACCTTGTTGACGTTCTCTATATAATCTTGTAGCTTTGGCATTACCCACGCCTTAAGTTATTACTACAATTAATATATCTCAGGTGTACTGATTGGTCTAGTTAGTTTTGGTTTCTTAGGTTTGAGAGCATTTTTAATAAGTACTCCAGCAGTTGTTGTTGTTAACAACGAGAAAATAAATTGGGTCATGTGGTTAGTTTAGTCTTGGGAAATACTTTTAACAAGTTCATATTTTTCAGCGAAACATTTATATCGACCAAATAAAAAGTTTTTAAAAGTACCAGCGTTATATCCATTTCTCATTGCCCACACATCTTCATCTCCATAAATAATTTCTTCTAATTCCCTTGTTTCTTTGTTTACTATTACCCATCTTGGAGCATCTTGTTTGTAGCTTGGTTCATCATCAATATTTTTTTTAATCCACCATAAAAGGATGCCGTTTGAAGAATGACCGCTATAGCAAATAAAGCCATGTTTCTTTAAACGTAAAAGACTAGCATTAAAATTACTGCGAGACACTTCTAGCTGTGAACAAAGTTCTGGCAAAACGTATTTGCCAGTTCCAAGTTCTTGTAAAAAAAGAAAGTTTAAAAGATCAGCATTACGACCTAATTTGCTTTTCAAATAAACGTAAAATTTTATTTGTTTGTTAATTTTCATAATTTAAAAAGGAATTTCGTCAATTTCTGGGACAACTGGATCATTGCTATTGTAAGTAGTTTTATCGGGGTAAATACCAGCTTTTCTATTATCATGCTCTTCACGCATTACTTGGTCATCTTGCGTTGCCTGTGATTTAGGTGAAGCACTTTTTATTAACTCAATTCGTGCATATTGCAAAACAACTTTATGCCCCGCTTCACCGTTTCTTCTTGTAAATTTTTCTTCTTTAATTGTTCCCTGAGCATAAATTGTATCCCCTATGTTGAGATAATCTGCAGCGTATTGTGCTGATTTATCCCAGAGGTCAACTTGTACCCAAAAAGCGGGAGCGTCTTTATCTTGTTGTCTTATTGCAACTCTTAGCTCTGTTTTCATTTTGCCAGAGTTAAAAGTAATAAGCTCAGGCTTCATTCCGAGATTGCCTGTTAGTGTGCCTTGAAAAGCCATTTGTTTAGTTCTCCTTTAATTGAATGGATCTTGGTCATCTAATTCTTCTTCAATAGAATCAGATATAACGTTTTCTAATTTTGTATTGGTATCATCAAGCTTATTTGCTTCTTCCGTGATGTTGATTTTTTCTTTAACCTTTTGATTAATTTTATCAACTGGACTTCCTCCAACAGGAACATTAATTTCAACGTCCTGTATTTCTTCGCTTGATTGCATACCTAATAAAACTTCTGGACAATGTGTTCTTATAAGCCATGTTGCTGACCTATAACGAAGCATTTGCTCAGGCATAGTTTTATATTTATTATTTTTTGATGTCCAACCCTCTTTCCTAGCTGTATCCATACCAACTGTAATTGATATTTCTTTGCCAGTTTTTAAAATTGCGTGAGCAGTAACTGCTAAGTTATCGCCATCGCCCTTACTTGTCCAAGTAATAGGTTCAACAAATTTTCCTCGCTCGTTAGCTAGTGCAATAGCAAAACTAGAATTAAAACCTACGTTGCCATGAATTACCTGTAAGTTCTGCAAAGCTAGTATTGGATTAACTTCCAGTTGCTGTGCCATCATCAGGGCTACCATACAATCCTCTGGCTTGTTTTGAAAATGTTTTGGTATCATTTGGCTTTTTGCAAAAGCCGTTGCCACTCGCCAAGTATGTTCAAAAGACTTACTGTCTGTTAAAAAACTAGGTTGATCAGTTTTTGTGATTTGGTTTTCTTTAGTCATTGTTAAATCGGGGTAAATCTAAAGTTGTAATTTCCTCGCTGTAACCTGTCCATTTGCCTGTCTTACGACATTCGGCAAGTGTGGCAAGGTTTTTATCAGCGACTCTATTTCCAGCAGCAATCATCTCAGGGCTTGCATTATATACCGCTACTAAATATGGCGGTTTACTTTCAACAGCTATAAAGACAAACTGTTCTGCTTCCTTTACAGACCTTAAGTAAAATGCAGCTTGAACATGATAACGGAAATTGTGTACAGACTTTTGAAACCCTAATTCGCTGGCATCACTGGTAGTCTTTAAATCAACTATTAATGTGCCGTCATCAGTATGAAAGTCTGGCCTGCTTTTACAAATTTCGCCAGTTTGATTGTCCTTCCACTGGTAGGATTGTTCGGACACACCGCTCAAACTTAAAATTGTGCTTGCTGCTGGGTGTTCAAGCACTCTTTGTTTCATAATTGTTAAACGCTCTAAATCATCTAATGAAATAAAAGTTTTGCCTTTTGCTTTATCATCAAAGCTATCCCAAAAAGCGATAGCACTTAATGTTTGATTAGACGGTTTTTTTGCGTTACGTTGAGTCTCTGTTGGCCTTTTTGGTGCATTAGCAGATTCAACTATATATTCCTTATCAAATAGCTCAGGTTCAAGAACGAGAGTATGAAATGCTGAACCAAGAATCATTTGTTTAGTTGGTTCTTGTATCACACGATTAGGATTAATATATTTGTCCCAATAATGAAAAGGACTTTTGTTTACTTCGTCAAGATGACTTTTTGAAACATAATCCAAAGCATGATATTCAGCATTGGACATTTTCTTTAAAGCCATCGGGCTTGTTTCCATAAATTAATTTGTAACCTATACGTTACATTAACAGATGCTCTTAGTATCGTCAATATATTTAAAATATGTCGTTTTGTAAACAATTAGTTTGCATATGTTTAGTATATTTGATATATTATAAATAAGGAAGCAAAGATGACTTCCACAACCCCCAAAGACAATGACTCAAAAGTTACCATCAACTTATTTTCACAAAGAGCTTTTTCACAAAAACGGTGAATGGTTAACCTACGGAAACAACTTAAATGATGAAGTTTTTATAGCTCGTTTCAAGTATGGACGCAGACCTTTTAGCAAGTGGATTAACTTCCTTTGTAAGAACTTCACTGTTGCGGAATACAAAGAATTATCAGAAGCAACAAGCCCAAGAGAAGCAATGGAATCAAAAGGTTACTTTGATGAAGTAACAGTAAATTGCTTACAAGCAAAACTTGAAACAAGAAATAACAGAATCGCTGAACTACAAAAGCAACTACAGGAGGCAACAAAATGAGCGACCATAAAATACAAGTGAAGCTTCTAAATAAGGAGCTTCACACTTTGGCAAACCACTACAAAAACATCTTAGTTCCAAACGGTTTAGGGGGTGGATTTTACGATTTACCAAAAACCTTTTGGCAGTTAGAAGTAGGTTTAAAAATTGAAAATGGCATTACAGTTGGCAAGCCTTGTAAATTTTCTTTATATGATTATGAGCAAAGAATGTTCCAGCGTAATAGGTTTTTAAAAAGAAACCCCAGCGAATGTGAAAGACTTTTTAATGTAACTGAGCCATTTAAAACAACAGATGAATTTAGGGAGTTTGAAATGAACAGGCTTATTAATAAGTGGGATCATGCTTTGGAAAGATATACGTTCTTTTTAAAGTTAATAACACTTGAAGCAGATGAAATTTTAAAACAGCCTGAGTTTAGTTGGCATTTAACTATGTATTCACCTGAGATAAAAAGCGGATTAAAAGATAGGGAAGAGCGTGAAAAAAAAGGTGAATTAGCAGATTGGGAACAAAGAATTATAAGATACAGTTGACATATTTATAATATATATACTATACTAAACATAAGGGCGGTGAATGACCGCCCACAACCCCATAAAAAAAATGCTTAACGGAAACGTAACTCTTAACTTTGATCCCCAAGTAGGTGACAAAGCACACGTTCTTTATTACTCAGACATCAAGCCTTGTACAGTTATTAAAAGAACAAAGAAATTTGTTTGGATACAAATGGACAATTACAAACTAGCTGAAGGCGAAAGACCAAACATTATTCCCGGCGGATTCGCTGGTCATTGTACAAACCAAAGATCATTAAAATATGACATAACAAGAAACCTAGAGGGTTCAGTTAGTAAGTTTGGTTTTAGAGATACTGGTAGATGGTGCAGGTGTGGTGATCATTGCTCAAACCCAACTACATTAGGGGAAGGCTGGAGAGCATTTTATGACTATAATTTTTAATATAGTCATTTAATAAATGAAACGAAAAGAACATCCATCAACAATAAAATTACAAAAACTTAAGGAGCTTCGTATTGAGAGGCTCCTTAAAAAATTATTAGACCAAGATTTAAGAGGTGTTGAACATAGGTTAAATATAACTAAAGACTTTAGAGCAGAAATATTAGCAGACGGTACTTGGGTTAATGATCATATAAGAAATGCTATTGTTAAGCACAATTGGGAAATAGCAAGACAGCAAAATTGGGTTATCAAGGATTTCGAGCCAGAATTGATTTTAGAGGTTGAAGAAAACGAAACTTAAGTTTCATTAATGTTGTTACCCTTGCTTGTAGTGTTTTAATTCGTTTTTCTAACTCGTTTACTTTTATAAGGGATTGCATTATTACATGAGATTGACAAGCATTTTGCTTCATCAATAAAGCTGCTAACGCCCTTAATTCATTTAAATCTTCAAGAGCTAAAATACGTCTTATTTCAGATTCAACCTCAAACTCAGCTTCAACTGATAAGGGTTGTGTAATAACTTCAACAATTTTTTTCATTAGTTTAATTTAGGAAATAACTGTTGCTCAAGTAAATCAACAGCCCTATCGTCCAACGTGTTTGTAGTTTGTTTACTAATTGATCTAAGACACTCAATTATCAAACGCTTGGCACCTGTTGTAGTGAGGAAGCGTAAAATTATAGGCTTTAAAATTTTGTACATAGTAATTAATTATTCCCTTTAACTTTAGCAAAGTAAATTAATTGCGACTTTTACCTTCTAAACGTGCAACAGCTTTTTCCATTTGGTTTAGCCTATTAAATATTTCTCTTATATCTCGTTCTCTACGATTACTCATATTTGAAAGCACCATTAAAAAAGCTGATGCTGCTGCTCCTATCATGGCTGCTTGTATCTCTGGCATTTTTTTTTAATTATGACTATAAATAAGGGGAACATTAGTAACTATTATGGCAGATACTGAAAAAAAGAAAAATCCATTTCAAAAGCTTAAAGAGGGTTTAGACGATAAAGAAGAACAACTAGCAATCATTAGTTTATTTGTTCGTTTAGGTGTTGTTGTTTGGTCTGGTTTTATAGTAACTCTCAACTATATAACTATTCCCGGATATAGTGGTGATCCTAAAGACATAACGTTTCCCGCTTCGCTTTTAACAGGCGCTTTGGCTACATTCGGTCTTGAAGGCAGTAAAAAAAGTAGCAAGAAAGACGGAGAAGTTGCACAAAGCAACGGTATGATTCAGACTATAAGGGTAGAAACACCTATTAAAATTGAGGGTGCTGAAGTAATCGACCCTAAACCAAAAGCATGAAAAAATTAATTATCCTTGCTGCATTTATTTTGCCAGTACCATCTGCTTTATCAGACATCACTCACTCAATACAAAATTCTGTCAGTTTAACAGTTGGAGGGGCTACAACTTCAAGCGAGCGACTTGGCTCTTCTTTTTCAATATCTGGAACAGGTGTTGACGTAACTGATGGCACTACTGCCGGAACAATATCTGCTGGAACAATAACATCAGGTGTTTACAGTCCGGGAACTATAGCTGCCACACAAAATGCCACTAGCGGAGAAAGTTTTAGTTTTTCTCAAAGTTATACTCAAGCGGACGCACTAGCTACAGGCGCACCAACCGTAGGCGAAGTGCCTAATTTTTCAGACGTTACATCAACAGCGGGCGGTACTGCTGGATCATTAGCTGGCAGTATAACTTCAGCAGGTGTTGTTTCAATAACGGCGGGGGGTGCAAACACTGAAGCGGTTGGACAAGTGGTATCAACATTAAGTAGCCATTAATAAATGAAGCTGGTTTTTTGGTTGTTATTGGTAACATCTGCCCCGCTACAGGCAATACCAGTTATTCCCAATTTCCAACAAGGAGTGCTTCAGCAACGTGTAGAAACAAAAAGCACCATACTTGAGGACATAAAAAGTTACGACATCCGCAATGGATACGAAATGACAATAGGAGGTACAAACGTTGAAAGCAGTACTGGCAATATCACCCCAGAAGGTTGGACAAAAGTTAATACAACTATAAATGGAGTGGGAACAACTTATGTTAGCCCTAACCTAGAAACCAAACCATCATTCCAAATAGTAGATCAGGGGGCTAGTTTTAGTTACTTCGAGACACTTGAAACTCCGGGAATTAGTAATTTTACTCATATCACGAGAGAAACCACTATAGAGAGCATCACAGACAGCACATCAACATTTAGTCAATGAAAAGATACTTAGCAATATTATTTTTATTTAGTAATCCTGTTTTAGCAAATTCAATAAATACTACAAGCAATTCCACTGGCTCAGTGGTCAATCAAGCTGTACAAGTGGTTCCTTCAAGACAATTTCAATATCAAATGAATACTATTAGTTGTCAAGGAGCTACCCTTAATATTTCTCCTTTTGTGTCCACGACCTATGGTTTTGGCTCTCCTTATGAACCGTATTTTGATAGACCAATATATTCAACTAGAGATGTGGAAGGTGATTTTGATGATGACGGCAACCCTACAGGGGACGGTGATGTTGATGCAGATTACAGAGGTGAAATTTTATATTTTGAAAAAGTAAGAACAGGAATGAGATCTAGCACTACATCAATAAATGGAGGTATTACTGCTACTTGGTCTATACCACTTGATAGAACTGCTATAAAAGAATGTAGAAAAGCAATGAAAATGCAAAACGAATTATATGAAGCTAGTCTTGCAGCAAAACGTTTAAACTATGAAATGAGCAGGGCAAAAACTTGTGCAGATAATTATAAAAATGGCTTCAGATTTGTTAAAGGCAGTGAAATGGCAAAAATATGCCAAGACATAGAATTAATAGAACCCGCAAATTTAGAACATACTCACAAAATAAAATAGACCTAACTATTTCCACCTTTGGCACTTAAGCCGTCTAAGCCTTTCGTCCAATCTTAAACAGGGATCAGCAACCGTTAGATCTAAATTAATTATACTTGCTTATCTTTTTTTTCAAACCTTTTTTTAAGTTTTGCAATTAATTGTTTAAAAGCAGGTTTTAATACCCTATTCAAAAATGGTGCTGCAACTGTAGCTGATATTGTGGCAACTACTGTTATAGCAAATGTAGTAGATACAGTATTTAATGATGGCAAATATTTTTCAACTTTTGTAGTGGGAGAATATAAAACTAGGCATTCTTGTGTTTCTTCTACATACATGAACCCTACAACTTTTTCAGTACCAGCAGTATTTAAATCGCCAATTCTTGGATTATTTTTTTTAGGGTCTGGACACTCTGGGTCTTTTTTTGGTATGTCAGGTACTTTAGGTGATTCAGTTTCGGGAATTTTTGGTTGAGTATTAGTTGGCGGTTTAGCGTCTTCAATTAAAATTATATCTTTTTTGTTATATTCCAAAGGTTCGTAAAAAGGTAAAGCACAAATATAGCTATTGCCAGCAGGGTCATCTATAAATAATTGATTATTTTTTGTACCATCTCGCCTAATAGTAGTACAAGACATTTCAAATACTGGAGCAAGTGTTCTTGTTATATGTGGCGTATTTGGGATTGTTGCATTTGGAATAACAACATTAGGAACACGAGGTATAGTAACTGCTGGTACAAAATCAATCGAAGGCATTAAAATTTCATATCAGGCTTTTTTATTGGTATTGGACTTCCTGTTGTTTTTGGTAAAGCATTATCTAATGCTTTAGGCATTAAACTTGGTAATTGTTCTTTAATTTTGTCACCTACAAATTTTTTTATTTGCTCTTGTTTTGTTTCATTATTTACATACCAATAAACATAAACAATACCAGCAAAAGCAGTGACAGCAGCAGCCGTATTTAGTATGGTGAGAGCAGTAAGAAGTTTTTTCATGTTTAGAGATGCTTTTTTAAAAGCCCTTGTGCCAGTAACGATAATTACATTTATGGCTGTAGTCGCTTTAGCTCCACTATATGTGACATTATCAATGATGACAAGGACTATGACTACTAAAACAGCCAAATAGCAATGAGCTATAAAATAATTGATAATTTATGTGGAGCAAAAATAAATGATAATTTACATAGACAAACTGTAACTGAATGGCAATGGTCGTTTAATCCATTTAAAGTACGCTCTACTGACCAAAATAGTTTATATGATTATCAATTTGTACATAAATTACATTCAATATTTGAGCAAGGTTACTCACCACATTGGCTGGACATTATTCCTGTAATATCACAAATAAATGGAATAATAAATATAGGAGCGTTTCGTAGAGTAAAAGCTAATTTACAAGTAGCACAAAAAGATGTCATTTATGGAAGCTTTCATCATGATTTTACTGAAAAAGGCATTGTTGATAAAAATTTATTTATAGCTATTTACTATGTAAATACAAATAATGGTTATACGGAATTTGAAGATGGTACAAAAATAAATTCAATAGCTGATCGTTTAATAATATTTAAAAATGACATAAAACATAGAGGTGTATCTCAAACAAATACTAAACAAAGAATAGTGATAAATTTTAATTTTTACAGCCCATCTTGGACAAAATTATCTTAAAATCTTGCCATGTATTAACCCTGCGGCTGTTACTATATCTGAAAAGTTAGGAGTTATATTATTATTTTTAATTGCTTCTTTTCTTTCTTCTGTAGTATATTTTTTATCATTTTTTGGAAACTTTGCTTTTGTTTCATCAACAATTTTTTGCATTTCTTCTAATTCTGATTTATCTCCTGTTAAAACTGCTTTTTGTAAAGCTGCAACTTGATCGTTACAAAAGGGATAGTAAAGTCTTCTCATACTTTTATATCCATAAGTAGTAGATTCTCGGTCTTCTTTTGCTTTTTTAGTTTCTTCTTCAAATTCTTTTTGTAGTTCTTGAATAGTTTTTAATGTATTTGTATCCCCAACTTTAAAAGGAATATCATCTACCGTACCTAAATCTTCTTCGTTATACCTTATTCTAATTTCAGCTTCAATTCTATCTTTATCCCACCATGTTCTTAGTGGTATTTGATAAATTCTTTCATCTTCAAATTTAATTGTAATTTGATTTTTGTCGAGGGCTTCGACTGTATAACTAAAAGCCATAATTTAATTAATGTGGGTATGAAGAGTTGGAGTCAACTCTGTTTGCATGATAAAAAGATTCGTAATAATTATCAAAATCATCACTATACACAACATCATCATTCATAGTATCTCCCCTTTTATGATAATACCACCAACCACCAATGGCATTGGTATGAGCAGGGAACGGACAACTATTTGAAATTGTATTAGTCGGATAAGCACCAGCATAATATCCAAGCCAATAATTCATATTTATTGTACCTGTTCTAAAAGCAGTATATATTTGAGCAACTGTTGTATTTGACCACATAATTTCAGAACCAGTTTCATTTCCTACAAAACCAGAATATCCCCACCAACTTGACCATGTTCCAACAGTATAATTATTAGCAGTATATGAGTAGGCACGTTCAATATTAGGACCACTACTTGCTCCATACCACTCACTAAAGCTCATTTGAACACCAGAGCCTTTGCTTATCATGTCTCTTATGTCAGAGTCATTAAGAGAAACCTGAGTGCCAGATGCACCACCAGCTTCAACGTGCATTTGGTTAAGACTTATAGCTCCAGATGATGGTAAAGCCATTATTCGCTAGGAGTAGGGTCAGGTGTTATTTCTGGAAGTTTTGGGTATGATGTTTCATCTGCTTTTACCTCTTTCTCTTTGTTATATGTGCCATTGTGCTGATCTATTAAATTTTGAACCATATTTTCTAATTTAGTAACTTTGTATTCTGTAAATCCAGCTTTAACCCATTCAACAATAGTTGCTTCGTTTTCTGCTTTTTTTAAATCATCTATAGATTTAAAATCGCTAACATCAGCTTTTTTGCCCGGAAAAACACAAGAGGCAGAGGTCATTTTGGTTACTGAGCCTTCAGTTCCATAAATATTAACAAAAGCTTCATAAATGTAATTATCATCACTAGGGTCTGTTTTTAAGGATGTTACTCGCCAAGAAAAAGTTGCTGCCATTGTTTTTATTTAAAGTTTAACCATATATAAGAGTTTACTCAACATTGCATTTATTTTCTAGTGCTTTTACTTTATTTGTAAGTTCTTTTATAGATTCAATTAGTAAAGGTACAAGTTTTTCATAATCAACAGTTTTATAGTTTTCTCCTGATTTACTAGAAATTGTGCCGTCTTCAGCAGTTTCGTAATCAAAAGGTGCTAAAGAAACAACCTCTGGCAAAACCTTTTCAACAGACTGTGCTGATACCCCAACTTGTTTATCAGGTTTATTAAAACCAAACTTTTTAGCTAAATCATTCTCTTTATAGTAAAAAGTTTTTATTTGATTTACTTTAAATAAAGCATTATCAATATCTCCGAGTTTTTCTTTTAATCTTTCGTCAGAATAATATGCTGTTATATTACTTGTTGCTGCTATTTCATTTGCTACATATAGTTTTTTACTGTTATAAACTCTAACCCATGTGGTATCTGTCATCTGCAAACCACCACCATAACTTTGCCAATAAATACCGTCAGCCCCATTGACCCTAAACCAATCGTTTGCATAGATTTGGTTAAATGTTGGATTACTTGTAGTTAATACTGCTTGATTAAGGTATGAGGAAAACTGGTTACCGTCCCAAAGATCAGCGTCAAGACCACTGCCACTTCCATCATTGTTTTCATTCCAAAGCTTATGCCAACCATAAGTTGTCGTATTCCACCTACCTTGTATATATGCAAGTCCAGTATTACCAGCACCACAGGTAATACGCATACCATACCTAGCCGAACCATTTGTATAGTGCATTGCTTGAACACCTGTCCAATGTGATGTCCCACTTGGTTGACCACTAGGATTACTCCATACATCAAAGAAACAAGAACCATAATCCCAAACTGTTGAATCAAAATTATTAGCACCCCAACCAGCAGAACCAATCCAATAATTTAAGTCAGTTGTTTGATTTTCCCTTCCAGCAAATGCAGTTGATCTAGCAGAAACATTCATTACTGCTCGCATACTGCTTAAATCTATATATCTGATGTAATTATCCTCAGAAGCATAAAACTTACAATCAATACCATTTCCAGTATCATTAGCTGTTGTATTAAAATAATTCGCAAATATATATCCACTTGCAGTTCTTCTTACAATGGTGTTATTACTAGCACCATCATTTGTTGAATAACCATCTAAAGTATCCGCATCAAGTCCGCTTCCAGCACCATCAACAGTTTTTAAATTATTTAAGGTTAAAAGTTTTCCAGTTTGATCTCTTGCAGTCCAAGGGTTAACATATAACTCCCCATCATATTCATATATAGTTGTAGCACTGTATCCACCCCTATGAAAACCTATAGCTGGAACATGATTACTTGAAGTTTGTAATTCAATATTTGCATTGCTGTAACTAGGTGCTGAACCACCTGTAGTTCCACTATTACGAGTAACATTTAATTCCCCATTCATTTGATCTGATGTATCAGACCTTAAAAACTGACTTGAATCAATACCGTCTAAAGTCGCAGCATTACCGCCATTTGCTGAAGTAATATAGCCAGCCCCATTAGTTAACTGGTTGTTGTTTGTTGGGATAGTTGGCTTATTAGACAAATTATTATAATTCGAATAATAAGAACCTTGTTGCCCATCTAAAGTGTCAGCATCAAGCCCAGAACCACTGCCGTCATTTCCTTGTCTCCAATACTTGTCACCAGATCCACTAGAACCATGATAAATTTGACCATCTGTTGCTATCCAAGTTTTATCACTACTATTTAATCTAAATTGAACAATTCTATTAGCACTACTGTTTGCAACTATATACCAACGACTTGAGTGTGCTTGTATCTTTAACCTTGATGAACCCGGATCTCCTGTCCAGCCAGAAGAACTGCTAGAACCTATATCAGAGCCAGTTATTGTTATAGCACTAGCACCACCTGAGAATGTGACATCTCCTGTAAATGTACCGCCTGATGCGGGTACGCCTGCTGCTGGTATGCTTGGTTTATTAGATAAATTATTGTAATTAAGGTAATAAGAACCTTGCTGTCCGTCTAAAGTGTCAGCATCTAACCCACTTCCAGAGCCATCATTTTCTGCTGTCCATATTGTATAACCTCTCCATTTTAATCCTGTAGAAGAACCACCAGTTATTTTAAATACATCAGACCCAGATCCATTGTAAGCTCTTATATTAGTTACACTTGCATTTCCACTATGTCCATTTGGATAAAGATGTATATAGTTTGTAGTTCCAGAATAAAATTTTTGATAATAATGACCTGATAAATGTAATTGATGACTTGTAAATGTTATTGCTCCACTAGCAGTATCAGTAGCATCTGACCTAAGAAATTGACCAGAACCAAAACCATCTAATAAGTCAGCATCTAACCCACTACCACTGCCGTCATTGCCAGCATGCCAAGCTAAATTACCGCCTATATAAAGATTATTTACAACTCTTACATGATTATCTCCATTACCTACAGAAAATATTTCTGTAGCTCCTGCCCTTTCGGGTGCGTCATTATAAAATCTTGTCCCCCCATAACTATTTAAACCACCAATTTTTATTCCTGTATGGTAAGCAATAACTAAATCAGGATAAGGGTTTGACCAAGCACCACTCTCTTGGTAAAGACCATAATTTTGTGCTGTATTGTTAGAATTGCCACCTTGTCCAACAAACTTTAATAATTTTAAAGTGATAGCTCCTGATGTTGTGTCATCTTGATCTGACCTTAAAAATTGTGATGAATCAATACCATCTAATAAAGCAGCATTACCACCATCTGATGCCCCTGCGAGTGCTGCTGATGTGATGTAGCCTGCACCGTTAGTAAGCTGATTATTATTTGTTGGAATTGTTGGTTTATTAGATAAATTATTGTAATTGAGATAATATGATCCCTGTTGGCCGTCTAATTTGTCACTATCAAGTCCACTGCCTGCTCCGTCATTGCCAGCATCCCAAACTTGATGATTTGTTGCAAACCCATCTCTTGTAACCTTTAACTGGTTATCAAGTCTAATACCTGTATTATCTTCATTGTTCCCTAAAACTACATAACCATTTGTCCCATGCCATTGTAACCATGCTTTATTAGTAGTACCTTCTTTGAACCTTAAAATTGGATTAGTTGACCCTTGTAAAATTAATTTTTCATCAGCAGAATCGTTAATTATATATTGACCATTTAATGTGTCATCTGCATCTGACCTTACAAACTGGCTTGAATCAATACCATCTAAAGTTGCTGCATTACCACCGTCAGCAGATGTGATATACCCTGCTCCATTTGTAAGTTGGTTATTGTTAGTGACGTTAGTAGCACCAGTAGCAATACCATCAAGTTTTGAACCGTCCGCAGCTACATCTCTGCCATCAACAGTTCCAGCAATACTGAGATCGCCAGAACTGTTTAAACCCATCAAAAACGTAAAACTTGTCGTACTGTTAGATTTATAAAAATTAAAATTACCACCTGTATAAATATCGTGACTATTAGCTGATATTCCAAACCCTGCCAACCAGTTATTATCATTTTGTAGTCTAATTTTATTTGCTCCTCTTGGAGTGTCACTATAGTCATTTGTAAATTCTAAGTAACCAGCCATTGAAGCATAAGCAGTATTACCAGCAGTTCCAATATTGCTGTCTAGCTTTATATTTACACCCGAAGAACCTAATACATTACCTGTAAAAGTACCTCCAGCCAAAGGCATTTTGGTTGCTATTGAGTTGGTAACAGTTGTTGAGAAGTTTGCATCGTCACCTAAAGCTGCTGCGAGTTCATTGAGTGTATTTAAGGCACTAGGGCTAGAGTCAACTAAGTTTGAAATTGCTGTATCTGTATAAGCGGTTGTAGCAATTTTTGTAGAATTATCCCCTGCTGATTGTGTCGTTGCTGTTACTCCGTTGCTCAATACACCAGAGCTAGAGGTTAACCCACCAAATAAAGTATCTCGTGCATATATATCAACTCCGTCAACTGTTCCTGATACTGTGATATTTCCTGTGACATCAAGACCATAATTACAATCAACATTTCCCTCAAAATCAAATTGACCATTTGATGCAATGGTCATTCTGTTTGAATTGTTTGTAGCATCTCTAATAGTAAAGACACCATTTTGATTTTTAATCTCAAAATCGTCATCATTATCTGTATCTATTAAGCTGATTTTTGGAATATTATGTGTAATAGTCAAATCGCCTGTTACATCAAGACCAGCACCAACGTCTAAATTACCAGCTATATCAATATGACCATCAGCTTGTATGGACATTCTTTCCACACTATTAGTAATGTCTTTGAAAACTAAAATACCTGAGTTTAGTCTTATATGATAATCAGGAGTATTGTCACTATCAGTAAACCTTAATTCTGGGCTTACATCCCCAAGAAAAATATCTTTAGCATAAACATAGCGACTTGTGACATCTTGTGTTCCAAAGTTAGGAGAAATTTTTGACCCTGCTATTGCTGCGTTTGAAGCTATATTTGCATTGTCGATTACACCGCTATCAATACTTAATGTGTCTCCACTATTTGAAACGACAATATCTCCTTTATCACCATCAGTTAAACCACCTCCTCCTGTAGTAATAAATCCAGCGTCATTAGTTAACTGACTTGTTAATGTCGGAATAGTTGGTTTGTTAGATAAATCGTTATAACTACCACTGAATAAACTAGGCTTGTTTGATAGATCATTATAATTACCGCTAAATAAAGATGGTTTATTTTGTAGATCGTTATAATTTACAGTTTTTGAATTAGTTAAAACTGAATTTCCCATGTAGCCATGAAAGCCACATTGATAATGCAAAATTATTGGAGTTGTATCGGTTATTGTTATTTCTGTGTATGCTCCTGATTGCCCTGCTGTTCCATTAATAGTTACACCAGTGCTATATAAAGTTGTCTTATTTGCTTCTAAATAAAATTTTAGTGGGTGGTTACTATTGCTAGAATCTGATTGGTCAAATCTATATGTATTTCCGGGAGTAAGATTTAAAAAAGGGGAAAAAACGCCATTTATTTTATACCCAGAATTTGAACCACTACCGTTATATCTATGGGCAGATGTTTTACTAGCAACTGTTACTGTGTAAGTAATAGTTGAACTGCTAAATGTACCTAAAAGTTCTCCAGCTTCCCATATATAACCACTATCATTTTCAGTAAATAATTTTCCCTCTGCTGTATTAATTGCAATTTCACCTACCAACAAGTCTGATGCGTTAGGTTTTGTTGTACCCCTTTTATGTAAAAGCGTGTTTGGCATAAAGCAACTCCGTAAGTTTTAACAAATACTTTTTAAAAAGTTCCTCCATCAAAAGTTATGCCATCAATTGTGCCACCGTCTATATTTACAGCATTTAAATTTTGAGTTGCCATTGACCCTAGACCAAGAGTTCCTCTTGCTGTAGCAGCATCACCATCATCTAAAAGTGTTCTCGCATAAGCAGTAAAATCAGCTACAGCAGCTTGAGCAGCACCAGTAAAGTAAGCAATTTTATTTGCAGCACTTGAAACACCAGCTAAAGCAGCTAAGTCAGCATCATAAGCTTGAACATCTGAACCAATTGCTAGCCCAAGATTTGTTCTCGCCCCTGACGCTGTGGAACTTCCTGTACCCCCATGAGCTACGGCTATATCGGTTGCGTTCCATACCCCTGATGTTATTGTGCCAACAGATGTGAGGCTTGATGCAAGAACTGTAGATCCAAGACCTGTTTTTGTTAAGACATCTACATTATCAATTCTAAACTTCTTATTTTGTGCAAGTTCTATATGTTCTGATGATGTCCAACTGTCAGTACTATTAACCCAATTAAAAGTATGATCTGTTGTTCCTTTAAGGGTTAAACCACCGCCATCAGCAGTTGTATCGCTTGGACTTGATACCTTGCCAAGTTCTAAATTTTTATCAGCAACGGTAATAGTTGTAGAGGAAACTGTGGTTGTAGTACCTTGAACAATTAAATTTCCAACAACTGTTAAATTTTGACTCAACGATAAACTTGGAATTGTTGCCCCACTTAGGTCAATTGTTCCTGTGAAAGTTTTATTTCCAGAAATTGTTTGATTACCAGTTTTATCAACAAAAGCACCAGCACCCGCTATAGCTTTAATTGAAGAAGCTGAACCACCAGCACCCCCTGAGCCAATTCCTAAATATAAAGTATCATCAACTGCGTTATACGCTGGTTCTGTTTCCATCAATGATGATGGTGCGCCAGCAGCACCAGACGCTCTTCTTTTGAATCTAATTACGTTTGACATGATCTTAAACTAGGTAAAAAATGGCAGTAAAATTTTAAAAATTTCCACCATCAGTGAGTGTTAGTGGAGTAACATCTGCATCAGCCACATAGGAATCCACAGAAGCTTTATACCTAATGATACTGCCATCTACTTTATTTATATCACTTAATTCAAGACCTTTTGCACCTTGTTCCCCTTGAGTTATAACATGAACAACATTTGCCGTATTATCTACAACGATTTTATTTTTTACTTGTGTTACTTTTACTTCAACTGACATTATGAAGAAGCCCTCGTATATGTTTGATTTACTGTAATCTTACCTTTAAAATACTTGTTGCGATCACCACTGCTATTAATTACAACGACATCATAATATAACTCATCAGGAAAATTTACTGTTTGTGCATCAGTTAAATTTAATTTTACTTTTCCAGCAGTTTTGTTTACATATGTAACATTAAAGTCTGCATATTTATGTTCACGCTCAAAATCCCATGCCGTACCTTCAACAGTTGACCCTGTTAGATCAAGTGGAACTAAAGTTTCATTCTCAGGGTCAATATTACTGTGAAAGTTATAAGTTTCGTCCCAATCTGTTGCTTTGTCTATATCAAAGTCATGTATAGCAGGGATTCTGGCCATTTTAGGTTACAGGTGCTTCGATTGGTGCATCCTCAGTAGGAGGTTCTTCCTCATTATATACTTCAATTTTGCCATTTAGTTTTTCTACTAATAAAACTATTTTATTTTGTTGATCTTCAATTTCCTTAATTTTTTGGTTTCCCTCCTGTTGAATTTTTATTTTTTCATTTTGTAAATGTGCAAATTCATTTTTGAGATTTTCAATCTCTTTTTGGGTTGCTTCCCTGCGTTCGCTAATAGTTGTCATAAATAAATAATTTTTTTTATTATACGCATTGTGCGTTACATTTACATAAATGTCCAGTTTATTTATTTGCTAATTCTTTTATAGCCTCAATTAATAATCCAACAATATTTCCGTAAGAAACACTTTTATATTCGCCATCAACAACAACTTCTGGTAATACTTGCTCAATTTCTTGTGCTATAACTCCAATCCCTTTACCATCAAAATCTTTTCTCACAAATGAAACACCTCTAAGTTTTTTGACTGTTTCAAGTGCGTTTGAAATCGTTTTTATATTTTTTTTCAAACGCTCGTCTGAATAAGCTGTTACGTTACCAACGGCTGTCCAGTTACCACTGTCATCCGCATAACAACCCCAATTATTATCTTGCTTTAAGAAGCCTATGCGATTTGAATTATTATGTATAGCTCTAGTTCCTTCATTTGTATCAGCCATGTATATATAGGACGCTGCGTCATTGGCGTTAACAGTTAAACTGCCATTTAATGTCATAGCTTCAAAAGTCGGACTATTACTTGTATTTAATGATTGATTAGCAGAATAGGTTGTATATCCAGCACCATTTGTTAATTGATTATTATTGGTGACAGCACTTGGAATTGATGGGGTTCCAGTTAATGCTGAATAAGGAATACTATTTAAATTTGCACCATTACCACTAAATGTTCCTGAGATCGTACCTGTAACTTGCAAGTTACCATTTACTTTTGCTGCTGTTTTTATATCAAATAAACCACTTGATGAAGTTAAATATACAGTTCCAGATTCTGACATAACACTTACAGTATCGCCGAATAATTGCAAGGAATCACCATCAGCACCTAAATATGCGTTTCCTTCACTGTTTTCCAATCTTATATATGTACCACTAGCATCAGTTCTTTTTATATGTAAATTATGAGAAGGATTATTAAAATTTCCAATACCAACAAACCCACCTGAATCAATAACAAATCTATTTGTATTTGTTGTTTTAAACAATATATCCGCAGCTTCAGTTGTTTGTAAAAGTAAACTTGCAGTACCTCTATGAATTAAAGATGTAAGGGAATTAGCACCAGTATTGGATCTAATAATTCTAAAACCATAATTTGTATAAGTACCATCACCAACTAAATCAATATACGCATTTCTATTACCAGATCCCCCTTGTCCAATATCTAAGTAACTATCATTTGACCCATTTTGAATCCTAAACGTACCTGTAATATCTAACGTATATGATGGGTTTTGATTGTTAATACCTACTTCACCATTACTTTCAATAGTAAGTCTTGGCGTACTGTTTGTTGCTAAAGCTATTTCATTAGCTGCTGGCCTATATAAACCATTAGCAGGGGCGGTAGATCCTGTTACATTTAATCTTGACCCTTGTATTTGATCTGTTGCTGTTACATCATCACCTGATACAGTTCCTGTGCCAGTAATATTTGCAGCCTGTAGATTTACAAATTTATGAGTCCCAGAATTGCCCTCTAACCTTTCCCAACCATTATTAGCAGCATTTCTACGTTCAAAATAACTATTAGATGCGTTCCACCTTATTGATCTTTTGCCCCAAGCAGTTGAGTTATTAGCTGGTAAATTACTAGGTGCTGGAGATAGATCTGTTGAGTATAAAGAACCTACAACTTCGTCCCTATACTTAAGTTCAGTAATAAAATTAGTATATGTGCTTGTTAAGCTTGGTTTTGTCCAGTTAGTCATTTAAACACCTCTTACAGTAAAATCTACAGTACCAGCAACACCATTGCCACTGTTATCAAACAAAAATACTTTAAAGCCATCTGCTGGATTTGCAGAATCTACGAAATCATAAATAGCATATTTAGCACTAGAACTTGACCCTCTAATTGTAAGAGAAATAGCATCAACATCTACAAAAGTTTCAGTGAAATTAACTTGTTTACCACTACCATTACTTTCTGCTGCTGTAACAGTTGTACTTCCTTGATCGGTTTTACGTTTTAAAAATGTTTTAATTTTAAGACTTTTTACTTTAACTAAATCATTATTATCTGCACCATCAAAATCGAATTTTACTTTTATATATCTAAAATTAGTTCCTAAAACATTTGTATTTCCTTGTCCTTTACTTGTAAAACTTACGTTATCTAATGACGTAAATATTTCTGGAGTTATTGTTGTTGAACCTATAGTTTCCCCTGCATCTAAGCCTAATGTTGCTTCAATTCGAGTTGATGCTATTACTGCTCCTGTATCTATAACTTCTTCGTAACTACCTGAGTTTTCACTAGGTAAAGCATAAACAGTGGAGCTACCGTAAACACCAAAAGTCCTAGACGTATCATTGTTATTTGGGTCAAAATGCTGTTTCCAAGTTCTTGTATTATTAACATTAAAAAATAATCCATCATCATCTAAAAATCCATTAACTATAGTACCGCTAAAAGTACTGTCAACTTCATCAGTTAACACAAAATCAGGAGGTTGATTTACATTTGCTGTTGTGTCCTCTTGTTGACCCTCTACGCCTGCACTATTAACAGGAATTAAAATATATGTAAAACTACCGCCAACTTGCTCAAAAACAGTAGTAAATGTTCCTTGTTTTTGTCCAACTAAATTAGCTGCATCAGTTGTATTTCTATAAATGTTGTAATGAATAATTGGAAGTTGATTTGCTGCTACTGTGCTTTCTTGCCACCTTAATAAAACATTATTGTCAATAACCTCGTTTTTTAAATTTGTAACTTTAGAAGGTGTTGCTACTGTAAACAACACTTCTTCTAATTCCCCTTCATTATTATTAGTATCAATTGCCCTAACAAAATATTTTTGCTGTGAATCTGTCCATAAAACTCTTTCTGTTACCTGCGTTCCGTTTTGTTGAAAGTCAGCTATGCCAGCAGTTGTAGCACTTGCAACTTCCCTATAAATTTTATAATCTTTTATTGGAAGACCATTACTTAAAGGTGTAACTGAGTCCCAACTTACAAAAGCACTATCTGATTTAATAACTGCTGTAAGATTAAGGGGTTTAGGTGGAGCAGCTAAAACAGCATCAGGGAAATTAGCTATACCAGTTCTACCTATTTCACCTCTAAAACCGTTTGCATCTAAAGCTACAACGAAAAACCTAACAGCAGTTCCAACCACAAAAGTTGAATCAATATCTAGTACATAACTATCAGAATTTATTTTATCGACTAATGTTGCATTGCCTATATCAGTAATTAAATTACTACTTCTTCTGATTTCGTATTCTTTGATTTTTGTGTCTCCTTGTGTAGGTTCTGACCAAAATAATCTAAGTTTTGTACCTTCAAACGCAATATTAATATTTGGAGCTGCTGTTTTTACAAACGGAATTGTTTTTGATGTTAATGCGCCCTCTTTACCAATAATGTCAAATGCTTTTATTTTTATATTTCTGTCAGTATTAAAATTAACAGGCAACGTAAAAGTAGTAGAACTAACTTTACCTAAACTTGTACTATCATCAAAAATTTCATATTCTTTAATAGCAAATTGACCTGTTCCTACTGTTGGTTCTGTCCAATTAATAATTAAATTATCATCTTTATATTCGTGAGAAATTGTATTTACATCTATTGAAGGCGGGTTATTTATTGTTATAGCTGTTGTTCTATTTTGAGAACTTAAATTTCCATCAGAATCAACAGCCTTAATTGAATAAACTTTTGCATTATCATTTTTATTTGGCAAAGTGGGGACAAGAATATTAGTTGTATTAAATTCACCGATTAAAGTTCCAGTATCGTAATTACTACCCTCTTTAATTATGTAACCCCTTATATCAAGATCTCTAAAAAATGGTGGGATAGCTTCTATTGGAGTCCATGATAATTGTATTCCTAAATTAGAATCTATTTGACCACTAAAATCTGAACTAACTTGACTTGGGAGTGAATTTTTACCTTGAACTGTTAAAGAAGTTTCTAAAGTATCTGTTGATTTTCGGCCTGATCCACTTATAGATTTTACCTTAAAGTTAAAAATTGAGCTTGTGGCAGTATTTACATTGACATCATCAATGTCAAAACTAGGGCTTTGAGTTGTTACAACAATTTCACTCTTATTATCTTGGTTATAAATCAATTCGTATTTACTAATGCCTACAACTGGTTTCCATTGAACTATAACTCTTACTTTTACTTGATCTCTATATTTATATAATGATTCAATTGGATAATTTACAGTGCTACCATCAGACAAAACAGCATTAGAAAAGTTTTCTGGGGCTGTCGGTATTTCATCTAAATTAGTTATATCTCGATGAATTAAAGTTTCTAGTTGCTCTACATGAGCATATTTAGACTCATTATGTGACACTGCTGTTATTGAATACATATAATCGTCTTCTTCTTCAACAGATATAACTTTAAATTGTTGTGAAAGAATTGTTTGTTGTGAGTTCCCTGTAGTTTCTAAAATCCAAACTGAATTTAAATTAGGTGTTGCTACTTGTGTGGTTTTTACATAATCAGGATTTGGTTGTAAAGAATCTAAAAAAGGTTTATTTCCATTTGAGTCATTTACCAAAATATCAAATTTGCCATTTATTGTTATTGTTTTATTTGAAGTATTTATTGTGGATACATTTTTTTTACTAAATTGTCCGTTTGACATTATTACACTTACAGTACTTGTTAAATTGTTAGGAAGGTTTGCTTCGTCAGTAGTAATAACATGATTATTATTTACAGTTTGAATATTTAAAATTCGACCACCTCTTCTGACACCGCTTTTAACAGGGTCTTGTATCTCGATTATTTGTCCGGGTCTGCATAAAGAGCCTGCTTCTAATGTGGTTGTGAAATTAACAGTTTCAGTTTCAGTTTTTAATGTTGTTAAAAACCATTTGCCAAGACGTCTAGCTTGAGTTCGAGATGTTACGCCAAAACTATTTAAATTTTTTGTTATTGCTCCATATTTTGCTACATCATCTTCGTCAATAACCTCTTCATAAGCTGAGTCTCTTAGTTCATTATCAAAATATTTAATAACTGCGATATTTGCTCTTGTTTTTTGAGATGAACCTGAGTAAGTAAAACCATCAGGAGTTACGTTTGTTTTATTGAAAATAAATGTAGGATCTAAACCATCTCGATCTTGTAATAAAGTTAACGATCCAGCAGAGTATAATGGCATACCCCTAAATACTGAACAAAGATTATTGATGATTTTAAAAGCATCTTCCCTTTTTTGAATAACACAATTCAAAGAAAATCTAGGCTCTTTGATTGTTTCCACTTGACCATCATTTCTTCTGTCTTTAAAAGTTACTAACTCGGAACTATATTTACTAATTGAATAAAAACTATATATATCTAAATCACTTAACTTTAAAAATTGACCTAAACCATATCTTTCAGATAATAAAATGTCCAACAAACAAAAAGCAGGGTCATTTGTATATTGAGCAGCAGTTAAATTACCATCAAATATGTATCCGTTTGGATAATGTATAAAACCAAAACTTTTAATTTGATTTGCATTTGAAATACCTAAACTGGCAGCCTGAGTAGCGTTTCTCACTACAACTGGTGTACCAGTTGAGTTTGCTGCTGGAATTTTTACTTTTATACCATTTATTAAAAACGCTCTTCTTGGTATTGAATTAAATTGTTCAGCATCTAATTTAATACCAACTAAAGCTGAGTTTGGATAATTTAATACCCTATAAAATTTACAAGAACCATTAGCTACGTTTTTTGATTCAGTATGTTCAACTGTAAAACTTGTGCTACTAATAATTGATGCAATTTGAAAGTTACCATTACTAGCACCTGTATAATTATTATTTTTAACTTGATTATTGCCACTAAAAGTAAATTGTTGATGTGTACCGTCATTTATAAATTCAAAACCTAAACTATCTCCAAGAACTTTAGTATGTGGCTCAGTTGTATTAACTGTAATAGTAGTGCCTGACTGTGAAAAAGTACCTTGTATAGGATTATCAAAATCTTTTACAAGTTGATAAGACCTTAATTGTATTGCACTTGTATGATTAATTAAATTATCACTGTTATTATTATTAATTGTTGAATCATCATCACTTATTCGTTGTACTTGAAATTGAACAGGAAAATTATTACCTTGTATATTAAATTCATATTGCCTTTGATATAAGTCGCCTGTTCTGCCTGTTATTTTTTGATTTACAGTGCCATTAATACTTATATTTTGAAAACTACTATTATTTTGACTTTTTAAAAATTTAAATATAACTTCAGTACCTTTCGTGTCACCGTCTTTGTTTACTTTTTGAAGGGCTGGAATCCCAATATCTATAATTACACTTGTAACACTTGTATCAGTAATTGTAAAAGTAACAGGAGTACTTTTTGTTATTTCTAAACTAACAGGAACAGGACTTGAGCTTTTGTTAAAGCCTGTAATTACATTTTGTATAGGAGTGCCGTTTCTAACATCTATTTTTACATCATTAAAATTATCAGTCCCATCAGCATTTTTTAAGGGTGTGTTATTAAAAAAAATTGATTGATGAAAACTATTTGTAAAACCTCCGGGATCATGTATTCCATCAATTTCCCCTTCCGAAATTACATCTAAAATATTTGCAAAACTTCTATTATTTAATGAATCTTTTGCGGTTGTTGGTGTCCTTGAACCACCGCCACCACCTTTACCACCACCGCCCCCGCCAGAGCCTTTGATAAAATTGTTAGTCATACTTCTATGTCAACTGTGGTTATTGAAGCTGATACTGGAATACTACCGACTAAAACATGACCATAGCAAATCGGAATTGGAATACCTGCTCTTGCGTTATTTTGCACCCCATTAAAACTAAATGATTTTGTAGGATCTCCTTCTTCTTCGGGAACATCAGGTGTAGGAGACAACAAACCTGCAACACCTGATAAAAGTAAAACCATTCCGACTTTTCCAGCTAATGCAGCCCCACTAAAAACACCAGCTGACGATACTATTGGTTTACCTAAAATGCCAAGACCAGCACCACCACTAAAAGCAACAGCAGCACCAATTAAAACAACTCCAGCAATAATTTTGCCAACATTACCTGATCCACTTATTACTGGTATTATTTTTATTTCTTTTGGCCTACTTGGAAAATTAAGTTCAACTTCTTCAATATTTTCTTCATCAACAATAACTTTATAATTATTTTCAATAATATGTTTTTCCAAATTATTAAAATTATTAATCAAAAATCTTATGGCATCAACAGGTCTATTTAATACAGCTTGTAACTCATTATGGCCATTACATTTTTCAGAAAGCTCGCCATATAGTTTTATTTTACTTAACATAACGAATCCTCTTACCTGTACATTTCATTAACCATTCTCCATAGAAATCTTTTGAACTCACTCTACCCTCTATGTGATGTAAAATCATCTGATTCTTCAATAATACCCCTATATGATTTAATCCAGTACTATTTAGCGAAAATAATATACAATCATTTTCTTTTAAACTTTCATTAGGTTTTAATTCCCTAAAACCTGTTTTTTCAAAACAATTTTCAAAATAGGGATTATCACAAAAATCTTGAGGGTTAATTGGTCTATCCCAATCTCTTAATTTAATATTTAAAGTTTCAAAATAATCCCTTATTAAACTCCAACAATCATGTATTCCAAATACATATTCACGTCCCACTAATGGTGCTTTATAGCCACTTGGTTCAAAACTGTACCAGTTGTTGAAATCAACAGAATATATATGCCATTTATATTTATATTTTTCACATATCGCTTTATCTGCTGGTGTTGGATAGGGTTGGTCAATAGGGTGAGAATGAAAAACACCTATAATTGAAGCTTTATCAAAAATTTCGGCATATTCTAAAGGGTCAATAATAAAAGTATCTTTGGGATTAATTGATATATTTTTACAAGCTTTATATTTTGTTTTACCTTTAAATATATATACTAATCCGCAAGCTTCTTCTGGATAACATTGTTTTGAATGTAATTCTGCTTCTTGTTGCCAACTAAGCATGAAATGATCCTATTCCCGGAAATTCTCTTGGCAAAGCCTGACGTCTTGGTAATTGTACTGTTGGAGTGTCGAGTTTGGCAGCACACTCAAATTCAACTATTTCCCTGTTCTCAGACGATTTTCTATCAATAACATATACATCATCTTCACAACGCATTGAAGCATCTTCGTCTGGATTACTTGGTGCTGCTGAAACACTTATTGTATTTCCCATATTATCGCCATGTACTGAGCATGAATATTTTGCAGCATTATAACTTGCATTTGTACTTGCTAAATAAACAACTATTCTATCAATCCCTGCTGTTCCAGTAGCCACTAAACCACCATTTTGATTATTAAAAATTGTTGAACCACTAGCAGTTTTTAAAATTAAAGGGTGATTTGTATTAGATGAATCTGACTGTATAAATCTATATGTATTACCTCCAACTAAACTTAAAGAGGGTTTATAAACACCATTTATATAAAAATAATTAGCTCCACCAACATTTTGAACAGTAACAACATAAGTTATAGTTTGACCGCTAGTATTTGACGCAGATATAAATTTGGCAAAGGTTCGTTTCCTTGTTAATACAGCACCAATCAAATCATTATTAGGTGTGATGTTATTAATTTCTTGTAAAATAGTTGATACAGTTGATAATAAATTACTTATTCTCAAAGTTGGTCTAGGTAAATTTGATCCTTTATTAGTACCTTTATAATCAAAACCTTCCGCATCTATAGGCATTTGACTATAAGTTTGTCCACCAAATATTAGTTCTCCTGTTGCATTTTGAGCGACACCTGAGTGCCATCTATAAATAGTTATTTGATTACTAGGATTTCCTGTTGGATAATGCAAGCCTTCAATTAACTGTAATTCAAACAATGTAATTATTGCTGTTGGATTAGTTTTTTGTAATTCGTCAATTGGTATTGTCATGCTTCAAATACTTCTCGAAAAACTAATTGAATATTGTTAATGTTATAAGCAACTTTTTCAACTGTTGGATTTTCACATACCCATTTGCCAGTATTACCATAAGGGGGAGTCCAATTAAAACTTTTTGTACCATTATTGCCACCTGTTGAACTAGCTAAAAAATTTAAAATATTTGTTGTTGAGACATCATCTCGATTATTAAAAGGCAATGTCCATGTTCTTACTGTTGAATTTAAACCAGCAACTATACGCTGTTCATAATTATCTCCTAATTTATTTGTAATAACATTATTTTCAATGCTTAAATTAGGAGTAAAACTTGGGGATACATCCGATCCAACTGTTTGTGTGTCAAAAGTTGCCATTAGCTATAAAGTATTCCTCCGGGCTTTTTCTGTTTAACTAACTCTGCTTGAATAGCATGACCTATCATTTTGCCTAATTGTTGTGCTTTTGCGTTATTACCTTGAGCGTTAGTATTACCAGCATCAACTGAAACATTTACAACATTACTTCCCCCACCTTGAGACATTACACCTAATTTGCCGTCACTGCCACGTTTAAGCGGCATTATAGCTTCCGCACCAGCTTCGCCCATTAAACCCATTCCATTCTTCATAGGAAACATAGTGGGACGATTTACGATTGTTCCACCGTAAGCATATTTTTGAACTTCTCCTCCTTGAAGAACATTACCTTTTGCATTACCCAATAAACCACTAAACCAATTAGTAAATGGTTTCATAATTGTTTGTTGTATTGCTATACGAGCCATACTTTCAATTATTGATCTTGCTAAATCTCCAAAAGCAAGTTTTCCTGTCATAACAAAATTAACAAGTGCATCTTCCATACCTTGAAAAGCATTTGACATTGCATTTTTTACATTACCAGCAACATCATTTACTTTTGCTTGATAATCAGTTATAGCACTTTTCATACCATCTAATACAGTTTTTTGTTCATCACCAGTTTCAGGAGTAATACCACCACCAGCAGCATCTAAGTTTGATTTACCTTCAACTATGTTTTCTGGGTCTTTTGGTGGTTTTACTTCTGGCAAAGTAATTGTAAAATCATCACCTGCTGCTCTGTTATTTTTACCAATTAAAAATTCTCTTAAAAATTTTGGAAGGGCATTAAATGCAATTACAACGTATCTATAAAGCCCATCTCTTACGGCCTTAAAAAAGTTACCAATTTCATCTTTAAATTCTCTTATTTTTGCAATTGCAAGTACTAATGCTCCCACTCCTAAAGCTACCCATCCAAGAGGATTTGTTAAATTAAAAGCTATCATTGCCACTTTTGCTCCGATTAAAGCTTTTTTCAATAACACAAACGCTGCTGCTACTTTTGAAAATATTAAAGCTTTAATTCCAAAAGTTGTCAGAGTTACCATTGTTATTTTAAGAGCTAAAGCAGCCAAACCAGCAGCAGCCAAACCAGCACCAAAATCTTTAATCGGTTTAGGAAGTTTTGATAAATCAGTTAAAAATTGATTTATTATTTTTGCTAAAGGGTCTAAAACTGCTATAAAAGCACCACCAATTTGATTAGTTAATATTTCAAAGTTACCTCCTAAAACTTTTGTAGTCATAGCAAAGCTATCCATATTTTTTCTAGTTTCTGCCGATGTCCCACCGCTATTTCTTATAGTGTCAAACAATTTTGCTACATCTAAATCTGTTTGGTTTATAAGAGCTAATATTTTACTACCTTGCTGTTGACCAAATAATGCTTTAGCTACTTCTGCTTTTTGTCCAAGATTACCTACTTGTTGAAAACTGTCCCTTAAACTCATTATTACTTGATCCATAGGTTTTAAATTACCATTTGCATCTAAAATATCTGCTCCTAAATGTTTAAATGCTTTAGACAGTTTTGCATTACCTTTGGTTAAATTTAAAAGTTCGCCGTTAGCCCCTGTTGCAGCCATTGTTAATCTAGTAAATACTTGTCTTAAGGCTGTACCAGCATCACTTCCTTTAATACCACTATTTGCTAAAAGTGCTGTCATAGCAGCAGCTTCATTCATATTTACACCAAAAGTTCTAGCCATAGGTGCTGTATATTTTAATGATTCGCCTAAATCTCCTATTGTTTGGTTCGAACTGTTAGCAGTAGAGACTAAAATATCTAAAACGTCACCTGCCCTGTTAGCTTCTAAACCCATAGCTCTTAAATTATTTGATGCAATAGAACCCATTTCTGCAAAAGACACATCAGTAGCTTCAGCAGCAGCCACAATATCTCTTAGGGATACAGATATTTCATCTGCATTAAAACCTGCTCTTGATAAAGTAGTAGCCAACTGTGCAACTTCAGTAGGCGTACCTGCTGCTACTTGTGCTGTACTTTTAATAGCATCATCAAGTTGTGTTTTATTACCACCCCCTTCAATAGCAGCAGCTTTTGTAACTTCTGCTTCATAACTTGTAGCACCTCCAATAATACGTCTAATACCCCTGCCAACACCTAAAGTAGCAACAAGACCTGCTAATTTTTGACCAGTACTAGCAGCTTGACCGTCTAAACCTTTTAATTTACTTTTTAATCTGTCGATTTGATTACCTAACCTTTTATAAGCCTTACCACCTATATCAGTTCTGTCCCTTAATAAAGTTAATGCCCTAATATGTTCCCTTAAACCTTTTGTTGTATTACCAGCAGCCCTAGCCATTCTGTTAATTTCAATATTCATTTTACCTAGCTGTACTTTGCTAAGTTTCGAGCTAGTGTCTAATCCCCTTAATTGTTTTTTAAAATTATCAACAGATTTTGCACCTTCAACTTTTGCTTTTAGTTTAAAAGTTGTATCTAAATTTAAAGCCATTATTTACCTTTCCTATCTTTATTCATGTGTATCATAGCTTCACGTTCCATGACTTGTATATCTTCGAAAATTTCTTTACGATTATCTACATCATACAAGTCAAATAGCATTTGTAAAACATTATAATCAAAACCAATAACACCTCCCATAGTAGTTCTCCACTGAGTCATCATTCTTATAAAAAACATTACTGACTCCCAATGTTCTTCCCATACTTCAAAATCTTTTTCTACTCTTAGTGAGGGCAGCCCTTTAATACCTAAAACAGCAGCATCATCATGCGATTTATCTTCAACACCACCGTTTAAGAGATGATCGACTGCCCCTCTAAGTTTTTTAGTTTTCTTCCTGTTTGACCTTCATAAAATGTTTTTGCTAAATACATAGTTAACATTGGAATTTGCAATATTTCTTTTAAATTTTCTTTATTAAAAGGAACTTCCACTTCTTCGCCTTTATCATTTATTACAAAAACATCTTCCCACCCTATAAGTACCTTTTCACATAATTCCAAAGGGTCAAAATCACTAGGTAATTCATTTCCGTCTTTATCTTTTTTTGGCGTTGCTTTTTTTGCCATTTCATTAAGAAATTTTTGTGGCATACGCTTAAAAATAGCTTTAAATTTAACCTCTACAAAATCATCATCTACTGGATATTCATATTCAACTGTCCATTTAAAAGTCTTAACTTTGTTAATAATTAGTGCCATAAAAAAGATTAAACCATGTAACGCACAGTTTAACCCTTATTTATAAAAAGTAAATATATAATTATGCAAAAACTAAGCTTACTTCATCATTTCCACTGTTAGGAACTGCTGTATAAGCTAAATCAAGCATATCTATATCATCAACAGAAGCATAAGCTGGTGCTGTAATATTAGCCTTTGGCATTGATACTGTTATTTTATTACCATCAGACTGACCATGTTGGAATGTATTATTACCACTTAAGTTATCAGTTGCAGCAGTGAAATAGTTTTTTGTAGCTAATGGTATATTTTCAATTTGAACTGTGCCAGAGGGCGCACGATTATTTAAAATAACTTCTTTTGTACCTCCTACTAATTCACGATAAACAATCTCATTATTCATTTCAAAACTAAATGTATTTAAAGATGCTGAGTAACCTTGAAATTGAAAGCCAGTTGTGTTTCCTTGTTTAAAAACTAGGGGGTCTGCTTGTTTTTGAAATGTACAACTTGGCATAGCTGTGTCAGTTGGAGCATTATACAATCCTGTCATAACAAAGGTTATTGTTGGAATTGAGCCAACTTCAGCATTTAAACTGAATGTTCCTCGGCAGCCTGTCAATTTATGCTGTACACCATCTGCATTATAGACAATAGTACAAGAATCAAAATTACTGCTAACAGGTGCATAAGTAACGCTAGTACCACTAGCAACAGTTTCGCTTAGTCCACATGATGTAAGCAATGGGGCTATTTGAGGTGCAACCCCTTTTGTTTTACTCCCAGCCATCTCCACTGTTATTGTTACTTGCGCTCTTGTATTTGCTAAAAGCGTATCGTAGTTACCAAGATAACTTCTTATTAAATCCCTAGAAACCTCGTCACTTTGTACTGGCTCTATTGATAATTCAGTACAAAGAATAGCATTTTGCGCTCCTGTAGCAGTAGGGTCAGTTCCGTATGTACTTTCGTCTTTTGCAAGTAAAGCTCTTAGTCTAGTTTTCTTTGGCATCTGAGGTGTCCTCTGTTGGTAAAGATTCTGTTGGTTGGGCTGGTTGAGTTTGCCTAATCAGCTTTCTCTTACCAGTTTTAGGATCAATAAGGTAAGAACCCCCTTGACCTGCGTACTTATCATTCATAATAGCGTTAATTATGTGGATAAATCAGCAATTGATGTCTGATATATAATAATATAATCTAAAGATACCACTCCGCTAGGTTGATCTCCATCTACTAAGTCAAAACTTACGCTTCTAGGTTGTATATCAATTGCGTTTCCACCTAAAGTTAGATCACTTACTAATTTTGTATGTAAAGATTTAATTATTGGGTCAGCAGCTTGGTCAAGTGTTTTTGTTTTTGACCCCCTTGTAATAATACTTAATCTAATTTGTAGCGTCCATTGTAAATTATTTCTCCTAAGCTCACAATTATCGGTAATAGGTTCATAAATTAATACAGCACCTTCTTCCCTTGAAACAGGTGTAACCCTGCTTCTAAATATGCGTGTTCCTAAGCCAGTAGTGCCAGCTATTTGTGTTTTTATTTTGGTTAATATTAGTTCTCGTTTTGTACTCATGTCTTGCTAAGTGTTATTTCTGTAAATTTACCGTCATCTAATAGTCTTTGTCCTTTAACTTCAAAAGCAGTTTGTATGCCATTTACATCAGTTTTTATAGTTTCACCAATCTCCAAATCCGCAAAATCTGTTGTTTTTACCTGTAAAACATAATCTGTTGAGTAAATCATATCTCCAGATAATATTTGATCGGGCATATCTAAAATACCAATTTTTGTTCCGCCAGCATAATGAACCTTTTGTCCAAAAGGTTCTTGAAGAAAAACATCTAAATCGGAATCAATATAAGACATAAGAAAAGCCCCATTAAGGGGCTATATATTAACCGTATTTGTTTAGTGCTAAACCATTAATACTAAACGTAAATGAGGGTGTTGACCCTCCAACTGTTTGTACTATTTTGATGTAGCGTTTTGCTTCGTCTTTCTTAAATGTGATTACTTGCATAGATACAGAATCAGTTACTTGAGTAAAAGCTGCACCACTTAAATCACCGTAAGTACCATCACTAGCATCAGAGTCTTGAACTTTTACATCTAATGTTGGACTTGAACCTGTACCAGCAGCACTTGTAAGAATTAAAGAAACATCACCGTCATATTCCTTTAAATCTATAGCTGCTGATGTTGCTGTACTTGTTACAGCAGCAGTAGCTACACATGAAAATAATTGTAATTTATCAAGTGCTTGTTGAATAATCGCCATTTTTTTAAGTTGTTGAAATTGCAGTTTGGATTTCAGTTATTAATTCGGTTTTTGTTTTTGTAATGTCTAGCTCTAATCCAAGCTCTTTTCCGTATGTTTCTAAATTTAATTTAGTCATACGTTCAAAATTTGGCTGTTTATCAACTTTTGGTTCTTGTGCTTTTACTTCTTCGGCTTTGTGAATATTTAAAAGCATTAAACCTATGTGATCTTCAACATCAATAATGGAGCCAGCACTCGTAGGAGTGCCAGCTATCATTGTGTTTCTTAAGAGCTTAAGTTTCATTATGTACCAAAACAGAACGCTCCGGGCTGTGTTACAGCATAGTCAACGTCTTGTAGAGCTATAACTCTTACGTTACCTGATGTAGCACCAGCGTATGGATCAACTGTTAAGTCTAATCCAGACCACATACCAATAGTAAATTTACTAAAGTCACCAAATAGGCAATCATTGTTTGCTAACTGGTTTGTGACAATTGCGTTATAACCATTAATTTGATTGTTCTCAAAAACAAATTTGCCTGTGCCTGATGCAACCTCAGTTGACTTTAAAGCACCTCTAGCAGAAGAGTTAATGATATAGAACATATTTGCTACTTCAGCATTGGCTACAGCAATGTCGGTTTCCATTGCTATATATTCAGCAAATGAACCAAAAGTAGTAATAGTCTGTGTACCGATACCAGTTGTATCTTTAATACCTAAAGGCTGGTTTGAAGAACCTGTACCATAGATAGCTGCTCTATCTAATTCAAGAGCTATGTTTTGTGCAATATCATTTCTGATTCTTTGCTCAACGTCAACAGATGCTTGTAATAGTAAACGGCGGCTGTAGTCAACAAAAGCTCCAATTGTCTTAGGAGTCATGTTCACTTGGTCAAACGCTAGGTTACTTTCTGTTGGACTTGATCCTTCTCCTACCCAATAAGCGGTGCTTCCTGATGTTTGTCTAGGAATTGAAATGTTACCGTCAAGTCCTGTCAACATAGAAGGGTTGGCAGCCATTATGGCCATAGAATTTTTCAACTGCTCAATAAATGAACCAGCTAATAATTCTGTAGCAACTAAGTTACCTCCAGCAGTTGCGGAGCCAACTGTTAAATCTCTTTTTTGCTCAAGCACTTCGTTTGGAACAAGAATACCGCCAGCGGGTCTGCCATACTTTTTAGATGTAGCGTCAGAGACTTCTCTTTCAAAAGCAGCAGCTTCTTGTGCTTGTCTATCTGTTGGATTTGACAAAGCATGCAAAGCTCTTGTGAAAGAAAATCTTTTAATTTCTTTTTGATCTAAGCCTACTTCTGGGGCTTTTTGTATTTGTGTTTGTTCCACGTTGTTGAGTCTCTCCTCTCTGTAAGTGTTGATAGCGTGGCGAGCATCTTCTACTGATGCACCATCTTGATTTAACTTATGTGCTAAATCAGGGCAATTGTATTTTTCGCCCATTGCTGTTACCGCATTTGCACGGCTTCTTTCAGCAACGATTATATCTTGGCTGCGTTTTTGCTCTGCTTCAACGGCTTTGCTTGCAGCCTCTTTAGTTTGCTCCATATTTTTGGAAGTTAAAGTTGGACTAGATGACGGAGCTTGAGCCGTCAAAGCTTCCCTAGATTGCTCTAGGTCGGCTGCATTTTCTTTTGGTGGAGAATCTGCAACCTGTTTAATTTCAATCTTATCGTCATTTTCTAAACTTCGCCCTACTCCAACGGAAGCGTCTGCTGGCACCGAAACCAAACTTATTTCCATGGCTTTCCATGAGGTAACAACCATCTGATCGCCACGTTCCTCAATTTCATTTATTTGATATGCAAAACTTACTTGTGAAATAATGCCATCTTCTACATCATTACGTTTTTCTGTAGCGTTAGGATTTCTGCTCCATTTAATAGTTGCATAACCCCTTCTATCATCTGATATTTCTGCATTTTGTACAACGCCAAGAACCTCGTCACGATTATGATTCCAAAGAAAAGGGGCAGTTCCGTTGTTTAAACGTGATAGGTCAGCAGCCCCCTTATCATGCGATAAAACTTCTTGTCCGAAATATCTTGCAACTGGTTCTTCTGAACTAAAACTTAAAAATAATTCATTGCCATCTGATTCAATTTGTGCTTTTAGTTCTCTTGTTTGTACTAAAGATTGTCCTTTATTTCTTTCAACTAATTCATTTAAATTTACTTTCCTAAATTGTTGTATTTCTTTATTATCTGATTTTTTATCATCATCATGCCATGGACGGCCACCATATTCTTCATTTAATGGTAAATCATCAATTTTAGTTAATGTACTAAACTTATGACCAACTAATTTATCTGTTTTAACAAAACCACCTCCACTTGGAGCAGGTCTGTAAATACAAATTAATGCAGCTGGATCTTCTGCTGTGCCATCAACAGTAAAACTGCTGTCAGGTATGTTTATAGTCCCATTTCTTTCTACTTTTTCAATTAATCCTCTGGCTCTACCACCACTAGAGTTCCAAGAAACATAATCACCAACTTTTAATTCATCAGGTGCTGCTTTTAATTTTTCTGGCTTTTTTTCTAATGTTGAATCCATAAAATTCTCACTCATGTTGTCTTTATCATACTCATTTAAAAGCGTATCATCAAATCTTGCTCTTGCTTTTTTAATTTGCTCAGATTTTTTCCGACTCCAACTAAAACCACTGTCACCTCCCCAAGCGTCCCAAGCCACTCTGCCTTTTGATGGGAAACCTTCTTCGCCAGAATTAAATCCCTCAGCTTTTTTATCTACTTCGTGCCGTGCGAAAAAACTAAACATACGCATTACTACATCCACACTAAGTTCTGAGCCACTTAGTATTTGAGTTGCTCGTCTTGCTGCTACAGCAGTACCACCTTTTTTGCCCTCTTGTTTCCATTTTTTATATCGTTTTGCTGCAACCTTCATACCATCTGTTGGCATCAAACTTATTTCAGTTCCATTTACTTTTGCCATTCTTAAATATTAGATATACAACATATTATCAGAATATTTTGTTATTAATAGTTGACGTATGCTTAGTATATATGTTATATTAACAATAGTTAGGGAATGATAACTCTAACTATTCACCCCATTGAGGAATTACAAAATGAGAGACACTTCATTTTTAGGCAAATTATTAGCACTAACTGAAAGTACTAATCCACATGAAGCAAATTTAGCAAAAGCTAAATTACAGCAGCAACTTGAAAAACGAGGAATTGACCTTGACCAATTAGAAGCACAACTAGGCGATATGTCTGTAGTTGAGGAAGAAATTGAAGTTATTGCTTTTAGATACGGAACACCTTACAAACGTATTGACCCAGCAGTTTCAATTATTGTTGGTGCTGTTGCTGATTACTATAACGGTAAAATTGTTTTTACTCCTTTTAAGTTTGAAAGAAGTGGAAACCAAAAACATCAAAAAGAATACATAAGAGATAAAAAAGGTGACATATATAGACAAATGGAAATCACTGCTAACAAAGCTAGAAAGATAGAAATAGAAATTTATACAGATTACTTAGTACAAGCATTACAAGATGCTTGGGCGAGACATTGTCAAGAAGACCCATTTCAAGTTGCTATGGAAGGTGCAGCACATAGAAACAGTTTTAGAAAGAATTGGGCTTGGGAAGTTGAAGCACGTTTCGAAAAAATGAAAGCTGATGAAGAAAGAAACGGTACTCAATTAAAATTAGCTAGTAAAACTATTAACGTTTCTGCTTTAGCTATTACTAAGGCAAATAAAGCGGAACTAGCTAAGGTTGAAGAGTTTTATGCTGAACGTTACCCAAGTATTGGAAGAGGTGGATCAGGCTATGAAACAGGTGGCTCAGGTGCAAGTGCTGGTCGTGCGGCTGGCAGTCAAGTTGGTTTAAGCAGACAAATGTCTGGTAGCAGTCAAAGACGTTTAGGAGGTTATTAAAAATGACCGAAGATTTTACACTTGACCCAAGAGTAACTGAATTTTTAGAACACCTTGAATCTGGACTCGCACAAGCGGGTCTAGATTTTGAAAATTACAACCCAACCTATGTTCATTTGCGTGATGAAAATACAAATGAATTAACTACAGGTTGCATTTTTAGCCAAGTTATTAATCCTACTGATACAGAGCATACTGTTTGTGTTGCTTATGATGGGGTAAGTTTCCCACAAAATAAACACTCTAAACTTCCATTTAATATTGACCAACCGCCTTCTATGGTTGCTATTCTTTTTCTTGTAGCAATGATGAAAGAGCTAGTTCTTGACCCGCCATCTTGTCCACATTGCGAAAAAGAAAAAGACTCTTAGTTTTCACTAATAGTAGTTCCGCCACCTAAATCTAGGTCTAATTGAACTCCAGACTCGCTTAAAGTTTCTTGTTCCGCCTTAATTTGATCTATATTGTCTTCGAAATCTTTACCTAACATTGAAACAATTTCACCTTTTGTATAGTAACCAGCAGCTTCACCCATTCTAAAAGCTTCAATTTCTTTTTTAGGGTCAACCCAACTCCAACCCCTAGCCTGCCATCTTGGGTTTGAATACCTTAAAGGTGTTAATTCATAATCAGGTAAATTTAATGAACCTGATAAAACAGCAGCATCTAAAAATTCCTCAAATACTCTTTGATGTAAATTTTCAATAATAAATGTTTGTAGCATTTTCCAATGTTCCCGATCTTCCAACAAACTTAAACGAGAACTAGAATAATTAGTTTCGCTGAAATCACGACTTATAGTTTCATAGGAACAGCCTAGTCCAGAAGCGAACCTTCTAATTTTGGCTCTTACATACATTTCATATTGACTGTCAGGGCTACTAATATTAGGCACTGTAATTTCCTCGCCCGGATTTAAGTATTTAAAAACACCTGCTTCCCAATCAGTTAGTCTTTGTTCTTCTTGTACATCATCAGCTTCTAACTCACCTTCAGTTGAACTAATAAAACCCATTAATGAAGCCCCTGCTCTCGCCCTAATAACGGCTGCACTTTCATAGCCCGACATTTGGTGCATATCGTCCATTACGCAACTTAGCCAAGGCACACCTCTATTTTGTCCGGGACGTTCTTGTATAAATAAATGAATAATATCGTTGGCATTTATAATTGTATGTTTTTGATTCTCATAACTATTTTCAAACCAGTTGTCGCCCGGATGTTTATTTAAAAAGGCATATCTTTGTGGCCTACCAAATTTGTCAACCTCAATTCCCATTCTCCATTCATTTCCTTTTCTTGCTGGTTTACCAGAATATTCATCATCTAATAAATCACTTTCAATAATTTCTAATGCCAAAGGAACTGTACTTTTACCAAATTTTCTTCTGACTATTCTTAAAAATACTTCACCACTTTCAACCAAAGCTCCGACTGCTAAATTTTCAAGCATAAAAAAACTTTTTTGACCTGATACATCACAGTTATCTCTTTTGCACCATTTTTTCCATTCTGCTTCAATCATCATGCTTAATTTTTTATCTTTTTTCTTACCTCTAATAGCTGGAACCATGCACTGAAGTTTTACACCTTGACCAATAACATTTATTTGTGTTGTTCTCTTAGCTTGCTTTGCATATGGGTTATCTCGCATTAATTGACGGCTTCTATCCCTTAATTTGCGTAAACTTACCTTAATTTCCGCATCTGCTGAAGTGTTACTTGATACCCAACCATCTGTTAAACGTGAAATAGCTGCACCAGCATATCTGCGTCTTTGTATTTTTTTTACTTCTGGCTGCCTATTAAATAATCTTGTAATTGGTGTATGCCAAGCCATAATTAACCTCTTGTGCGAATATATAAATTATGAGGATTGCCCTCACCGTTTGCAATCTTTTGTTGCTTTTCCTCTTTAATTAAATCTCTTTTATACCTATCTCTAATAATAATTAATTCAGTTAAATCAAATTTTTTCAAACTTCTATTTCCTATTTTATATTCTTGAACAGCTTGTCCAGTACTTAAAGATCTTATTGTTTCCTCTATAGCATCAAAATCTTTTCTTAATTGTGTTCTACCATCAAATGCTTTTGGATTATTACCAGAATATAAAGTACTTTCTAAAACTGTAAATTGTCCCTGAGCTATAGTTTGTCTTTCATTACCAGACTTATTAGCCATAGCCTGATAAAACCATAAACCGTCAGGAAACGTAGCTGATGTGGCATTACTTATAGTAAATTTAAAACCATCTTCATGTGCTGTGCTATTGATAGTAGCTGCAAAATTTTGTTTATTAGTTCTTAAATAATAAACAACCGACCACTCTGGGCTTGATATTGGATTGCCAAAATGATCTTGTGTTGCGTTGAGTGTCCATTGAATGTAGTCTCCCGCAATTATTTTTTTTGGAATAGTCACAGTTTTACCATGATGAAATAAATTTAGGCTTTTGAGCCTTCTTTCTTGATCTTAGCTCACTAATATAATCTTTTTCACCCTTATTTTCTTTTATTTTGTCCTTAATTCGTCCTCTTTCTTCATAAACGTCCCAAATTGTTCTTCTATCTCGTTTTTGATAAAGCCTATGCAAAGCAGCATAAGCATAAACTGTAGTATCTAAAGCTTCATTTCTTTCTGATGATTTTTTAACCCATTCCCTAACAGGAAAACCTTTTACAAATCTAATTATTTGTTTCTCTGCTGTTAACTGTTTAAAATATTCTTCATCCGCTTTAATATTAAAATGTAAATAACCAGCACCCTCTTCAACATGACGTAATCTTGAAAATAATGTTGTTTTAATTGTATCTGTACCTACTGTAAATAATTCTGCTCCACGTTTAATTACCCTTCCTTTCCAATTCAAATCTAATTTTTTACCTTTTCCTATAGGTGGCTTATCTTTAATACTTGCACCTTTTATAGCTATAACACCATATTTTCTTCTGTCCCTTGTATAAGCATAAACTTCGCTTGTGAAATGACCACCACTATCTACAGCAATTACATCAGGTGTAAAACTACCCCCTAATTCATGCCTAAAAGGTCTTAATAATAATTGATCTAATTGTTTCCATAATTCGCTAGTTGAGGGGTCACCATATATTTCTTGATGATCTATTAACCACCCCTCTTCCCCACGACCCCAACCCCAAACAGATATAGCAAGCCTATTATCTTGTACGTCAACACCAGCAGTTAAAACAACAGCTTTTTCTGGTATCATATTGGACTCATAAGACTCAACCCTTTCTAGTAAAACATCAGCACCAACTTTTGCTGCATAATTCTCTTCGAATGTCTCCCCAAGAACAGTATTTACAAAAGTTTTTAATCTTTGTGGATCAGACTTTGCTTTTATAAAATCATCAACAATTTCTTCCCACCCCTTCCAACCAAGAGGAGAATATAAACCGTTTAAATGAAATCCGGCAGTTTTACCATCACTAGGGGCAGTTGCCCTCCATTCACCACGTTCTAAAAAATAATGTTTATCCCTTTCTTTAAAAGTTTTTTTGCAACTTTCACATTCATATTTTACAGTTTTAGGATCATTGTCCTCCCACTTAACTTGACTCCATTTTAAATATTGCATATGACCACAATGTACACATGGGATATAATACCTACGTTGATCTGATTCTAAATATTCTTGTTCTATACGACTAAAATCTTTAATTGTAGGAGTGCTTGTCATTAAAATTTTTCGCCTACTAAATGTCATTGTTCTTTTTTCAGCCAAACTTACAGCATCTCCTTCATTGTCAAGATCAGGTGGGAAAGCATCAATTTCGTCCATAAAAATATACCTACAAGGCATAGACCTTAAACCAACAGCACTATTAGCTCCTGTTAAAACCATTATTCCTCCCGGAAAATCTTTTGAAAACATAGTATTGCCACTATCTCGACTTCTTGCTGGTGCTACTAAATTATTTAAAACAGGCGTGTCATTAATTAAACCTTCAAGTCTTTGCCGACTTAACCTTTTTGCCATTTCAAGAGTTGGTTGAATAACAAGCATACTAGCTGGCGAATGAGATATAACATATCCAAGCCAATTCGAACCCGCTTCTGTTTTGCCTAGTTGACTTGCAAATTGTAATACAACTCTTTGAACTGGATTATCTGTTGATAAACAATCCATAGGCTCAACTAAATAGGGTGTTCTTTTATTTTTCCAAGCACCTGCTTCACTGCTTGATTTACTGCTTAAAACTCTGTGCTTTTCAGCCCATTCAGCAACATTTAAAGGTTCTTCAAACTGTAAGCAATTAATGCAATCTTTAATTAATGTTTTAACTAATGTCAATTGATTTTAGTCCCTCCAAACATTCTCTTATTTCAGTAGAGATTAAATTATGTATTTTTGACGGATCAGTTTCCGCAGCTACTATTGGTGAAATTCTATCAGGAATTGTTCTTAAATTATCTCTTACTTGTAAATGTAACTTGCTTAATTTAAGTTTTAATTCGTCAAATGGCACTAATTTTTTACTTTTTTCCTCAAATTCAAGTTTTTGTAACCTTGCAGCATACATTTCTTTTATTGCTCTATTTGCTGCTAGTGACGGCATAGGAGTTTTTTGACTTTGATCTATATATTCTTTAGGTTGTATTTTTGTAATTACTTTTTCTGTACGTCCTAATGCTGCATCTAGTTCAATATCTGCTTTTTGTGGGTCAATATACCATTTTCTTCCTATTTGTTTAGCACTTGGAATCATACCGTTTTTAAGATATTTAGTTATCATTGCCCCACTTACTTTTCTGTGAATAGCGTAGGCTTTAGCGTCCATAATTTTTATCTTACCCCCATGTATTTATGAGTTTGAATACTAATCCTCCAATTATTATTTTTTGCTGTCTCAACGCATAATTCCGTATTTTGTAGTTCTTGGCTTACTGGTTGTAACCAAACTAATTGTCCATAATTTATTTTTTTAACTAATTTTTTAAGGTTTTTAACGTCATTAAGCCCATTTATAGGCATTTTAAGCTCATTTGCTCGTAATAAAGCTGAATTAAGCACTTTTAAGCCACCAAGCATATCAACTTTAGGACTAACAGTAACCCACGTTTTATGATAAACATTAATTGTATGTGTTCCGCTTGTTTCAACCTGTACTGTTCCAACACTTGATAATAATCTTGTTAATTCGAAAATATCTTGACTACAAGGCTCACCACCTGTAAGCACAAAATGTCTAGGTCTTAAATTTTTAACAATTTTTACAAGTTCCCTTTCGCTAACTTCAGACCATTTTGGGGAATCTTTTGTTTTGTGTAGCATTTCATCAATTTCAATTTTTAACTTTTCTACGCCTGTATTCCATGTATGTTTCGTATCACACCAAGCACAACCCACTGGACAACCTTGTAACCTTATAAAAGTTGCTGGCGTACCTGTAAAATATGCTTCCCCTTGTATAGTGTCAAAAATTTCATTAATTTTTAGCATCATATTCCTCTTTATCTGCTTTAGCGTTTTCGACACTTTCCCAAGCAAAAATAACCCATCCCATTGATTTAGTTGTTATATAGCTAGAAAAATATGTAGGTTCTTGCTTAGATACTAAAACGTAATAACTACAATTTTTATATTTTTTGTATTTTTCTAAGGTTTTTCCCGAATCATAAATATCATCAACAATTAAACAATTGTCTTGTGGTGCATTTAATAATGGAATTTTTAAATGGTGACTAAGTGCAACTGCTAAACATAAACCACCTCTTGGAATACCATAAACACCAACAAATTTTTGATCTTTATATTTTGAAACAGCTAATTTAACTGCGCTGTCAAAAGACTTCCAACTAAAATTAATCATGGCACATAAAATGCTGAATTTGAATCATGTTCTTTTACTTCTACTTTTGTTATTTCACAACGTCCAGCATATTCACTATTATTTAACCATTCAGAGGTTAATTTATAAACTTTTAAAGCAAACATTTCACTTCCTACCCCTTCTTCCAAAATAACTAAATCTAACAACCCTAAATCTTGGCCAGCTTCAAACCATTCTATATGTGGGTCGTTTATATCAATTAAAGTTTTATGATCAAAATATTTTCGAAATTTATTTTCTAAATCTTTTAAACCACCATAATCAACAACCCAATTACGCTCGTCTAAATTTTTTGCTTGAAATTCTAAATATATTTCTAATGAATAACCATGTAAAAATCTACAATGAGAAGTTGCTTTAAATTGTCTAAAACAACAACTAAAACCTTTAGTTGATTTATAAGTTTTTGTTGATTTAAATGTTCCCATTATTTATACCCTTGTCCTTTAAATAAGTCCATAAGTTCGCTACGAGCTTCAGCAGTTTCCCTAAAAATACCTCTCATAACACTTGTTACCATTTCAGTTTCATTATCTTTTACTCCCCGCCAAGTCATACATTGATGCTTGGCTTTAATTATTACTGCTAACCCTTTTGGTTTAATTAATTTTTCAATAGTATCTGCTAATTGAATAGCTGCTTCTTCTTGTATTTGTGGTCTTGACATTACCCAATCTACAATTCTATTAAATTTGCTTAACCCTATAACACGATCACTTGGAATTACTCCTATCCAACATTTACCAATGATTGGCACTAAATGATGAGAGCAAGCACTTCTTACACTAATAGCTCCAACTGTATATATTTGATCTAAATTTTTAGCATTAGGAAAATCAGTTACTTTGGGTTGTTTATGATAACGTCCTTTAAAAACTTCATTTAAATACATTTTTGCTACTCTTTGAGCAGTTTCAATTGTGTTGTGATCATATTTTGTATCAATAATTAAGCTTTCCAATAAACTTTGTATTTTTTCGGTTACTTCTTCTTGTAAAACTTTAAGCTCATTATCATGTATGAAATCAGCAATATTATCATTAGCAAAATAATTACCATTTTCTAATTCAATTCGTTTTTTTATTGTTTTGGAAATTGGTTCGTTCACGATTGTCCTCCTCTGTAAAGATAATTAAAGCTTTTGGATAAAAGCTCAAAAGCCATATCTGTTATTAATGCTAAGAATAATTTTGTATTTAAGTATTTTTCTACATCAACTGATAAAGCAACACCACTTCTTGCCGATAATGTTCTTATTCGTGAAACACCGCCATGCCATGATTCAGTTTTAGCCATCAGGTATGGATCAATTCCAAAATGTTTAATCCTTGATAATATTTTTGTATTACCTACTTTTGTTTTAAAAAGTTGTTTTTGTATTTTTTCAAATTGACCTCTCCCCATATACATCATTAAATAACCATATCTTGCACCGTTTTCCCATGTGCTTGAATCACACATATAAGGTTTATAAAGTTTTATATAATCCATATTTGTAAAACCTAGTAAATGAACTTTTCTTCCGTTTGCTACTTTCATTGCCCCATGAATATAACCTTTCCTTTTTTTACCCCTAAACCCATTAATTCCTCCAATAGCAACAACATCACTTTTGCTATAAAAATAATCAAAAGCTTTAATATCTTCGCCGGGCTGATAAATAGGTATTGGGTTAAAACCTCGCTCAAGCATTTTTTCAAAATTAACTGCTGTTTTATCAGGGTCGCCAATCACATCAAGCGTAAAATAACGCCAAGGTTTTATTGGCAATTTTTCTAAAAAAGTACAATAATCGTCTAACTCAATAGGGTTGCCACTTTTCCATGCTGTAAATGCACCACTATCTAAAACAAACCGTAAATCATTTTTTGGAAATTTTTTTAATAATTCCATAACTGGCTCGTTACAATAAGGATAGGCAATTAATATATTTAATTTAGTTGTCATTTTATTTCAATTGCTACTTCGTTACTTTCACAATAATCATTAATAGCATCAATAACTTTATCTTTATTTTCAGCATCTAACTCAACAACAATTCTGGCTTTTATTGCGTCCATATGTTCACCATCACTTGCTGGATCATCAATATCACTAGCCCAACCATCTTGCTGTAAAGCTTCAAGTTCTTCATCACTCCAACCCAAAATATTTAAATCAAAATCTTGCAAATTTAATTTGATTATTTCTTCCGCTAATAAATCTTCGTTCCAAGTAGCATTTTCAGCCAATTTATTATCAACCAACACATATGCCTTTTTTTGATTTTCTGTTAAATGGTCTAAAACAACAACAGGCACAACGTCTAAAGCTAATTCTTTTGCTGCAGACAATCGACCATGACCAGCAACGATTCCGTCATTGCTATCAACCAAGATAGGGTTTAAAAACCCAAATTCAACAATGCTTGCTGCAATTTGAGCAACTTGCTCAACACTATGTTCCCTTGCATTTTTTTCATAAGGTATTAAACGCTCTAAGTTCCAAAGCTCAATTTTTTGAGCCATAGTTACACTATATTTGCTATTTATTGTTTTATTCATAGCCATATCCTAGTGCGTTACACTCAAAATTACCAGCTATTTAACTAAATAACCACCCCTTATTGAGAATGTGAGTTAACCATATATGGGGTCTGACACTAATTAATGAGGGCGGTTGCAAAACACCA